TATCATTATACTATAAAAGGCGGAGAAGATTCTTGGTTTAATCTTTTCGATAATTTCTTTGATAACTTTTGGTTTTAATCTCAAAGCCTAAGCAGAGGGGCTGAAATATGCCCCAATTTATAGGGGGTCGGTTAATGGTAAACCAACGGTCTCCAAAACCGTGACTCAAGGTCCAAGTCCTTGCTCTCCTGCCAAAAGGCGGATTCAGCAAAATAAAGTTTTAAATGTAACATGATTGCTATTATATAAAAAGAATTATATCAAAAACACCGCCTTGACAATTAACAAATATTTTGATATAATTATATTACAAAATAAGGAACGCATAATGCGCAGTATGTTGTAAATAAATACGTCAATGGAGTGACGACTAATTATAGTATAACCGTGTAGCTGGGAGCGGAGTTGATCATCCGCCAAAAGAAGATAAAAAGCAAGCAGCTCTTCATAAAATATTTATTTACGGTTCCTTATGATTAATCTGGGTAAGACACCCTTTGGATTACCAATGAGGGAAGAATTTCCCTCTATATGTCCCTTTTGGTTTTATAGTCAGTTCAAATCTGACAGGGACGTATTCAATCTTTACCCCTCTCTTGATTGACGTGGACGCACACACGTTAAACGTGCGCTAAATCTCTTCCGAGGTGCTTCTAGCCCTCTATCTATATAAGAGGTACAAGGAGTTTGCCAGTGATATATTTATCACTGGCATTTTTTTATTAATTGCAAATTAATAAAATTTTTGATATAATAATAATATCAAAGGGGGAATATATGATGTTGAAACACAGCCGTGATATTATGAACTGGTTAAATAATAATGGATTCCAGGTATATGTTGCGCAAGATGAAGAGTATAGTTATAGCCTTCCTGGAAATACAATCTATATTGGGAATGATGCCGTCAGGACTACAGAAAACTGGTTCAAAGATTTTTTAAAAACTCATGGATGCGCGCAGGTAGCTGAATTTAATATTCATACCTTAGCTTTTTTGCATGAGTTGGGACATCATATTACAATCCCTTCTTTTAGTGATGAAGAGTTATCATGGTTTGCAACTATAAAAGAAATTATTGCTGAACGGTATGAAACAGATGAAAAAACCGCTAATTTAAAATATTGGAGTATTCAAGATGAATTAGCAGCAAATAAATGGGCAATTCAATTTATTAATACTCATTATCAAGAGGCTAAGAAATTAGATACAATTATGACTCTTGCAAATTAATAAAAATTATTATATAATATATACATAATCAAGGAGGAATGAAATAATGTTTACAAATTATCGTTATGTAATTGTTGGGCGTAAGATTATTGCTTTGTCTACCTACGCTGGAAAGACTGTGCGCGGGGTCGCTATTTGTTCTGAGCATGATAAGTTTGATGTAGAAAAAGGTAAGGCTCTGGCGGCCGCGCGTTGTAATGAAAAGGTCGCCGCGAAGAGATATGAAAGAGCCAGCCAGAAAATGAATGATGCTCTTGATGAATATAACGCCGTAGAAGATAAACTGACTCATGCTGAGCAGTATTATCATGATGCATACCTGGCTTATAATACTGCTGCGCAGCAGGTTGATGCGCTGTTGAAAGAATTGAGTTAAATTAATAGGAGGAAATATGCTAAAAAACAGACGTTCAGTTTTATACCGAAAAAAGTATCAAAGAGATGTAAATAAAATTGTTCGGGACTACAATCAGAGTATCAAATTTGATTGGCTTTGGCATGGTCGTTTCATTTTAACTCAACGGGCAGCATATTTTCATCCTTATGAAGATAAAAGTGGCGCAGAATTTTTGGTTGTTCTTCAACTGAAAGATAATAAAACTGGTAAGGTAGAAACCGAAGTATTTAATAACTATTCTTTTGATTATCGAGTAATTCGTTGGGTGAATGAATGTATTACTACGCGTTGGAAGGTTTGGAATGAAAATCCTAATCCAAATCAACAAGCAAGACTAGAAGGTAGATTTCCAAGACTAGAAGGTAGAGTTCCTAATTAACACTTGCAAAAAAGAAAAATTTTTGCTATAATATATATGTAAGATCGAGAGAGATATGAATTAGCTACTCAAAAGGCTCTCGACGACACAAGCAGATCTCAGGGGTAACTTGTTAAAATCTAGCTGGGTGACTTTACAGATGGTAAGGCATATACCTCAGAGTTTCAAAAGGTAAACTAAAGATGAGCGCTATGCTCGCATCGTTTAAGGTAGGTTTAATCTGCGATAGCGATGGTAAAACCTCCAACTTTGCAAAGCGGTTTCGCTTGACCGCGCTGTGGCGGAATAAGCAAGTTACAAAGTAAAAATCCAGCTCGGGCAGTGGTAGCCTGTCCCTTCGTCAGTCGCCATAGGTTGAAGTCATGATAAAGACTTATGGGATGAGCCAAAAATAAATCCACCCAAGGGGGAAATATGGCTTGATCGAGTAAACTGGATAAAAATGTACAGTATAAACAAGCGAAAGTGGTTTAATAGAAACAATAACACTCTATTAAGTGTCCATAAAGAATAGGTGGTTTGTTTAACAGTAGGGGAGTTGTCCCTGGCTAATCTCTAAAAGTTCTCACAGGTTCAAGTTGAAATGAGAAGAGTTCTATATGGCGGTAGGCAAGTATAAAAAGCCGTGAAGAAAATAATGCTTAGGAAAGGGACACGAGGAGAGAGAACTCCCGAACGTCTACGCTATGAAGCGCGAGTAGACGTACAATAACATCTGTGCAACCCCGATAAGATGCGCGTGATTGAACTAGTACTGGGTTGAGACCGACTAGCAATTGCACGCCCGCCATTTATATACTCTAGCAGCTCAGTTGGTTTGAGCGTCGGACTTATAATCCGATGATCGTTGGTTCGAGTCCAACCTAGAGTACCATAAAGACAGTATTACAGCAAAATCAATGTAATTATTTATTACAATGAAAATAGATGTCTTATTATAAGACGCTTGATTTAAAACCTATGTGAAAACGCTGAGTTTATTGTGGTTCTAGTTTGTAAGCCACCGCCATTCGTTAGGTAATAAAACAGAACTTGCTGTCTTGTTTTTAAAGGAGAACTCTTTAATGAAGTATGTAATATTTTTTGGTAATAATGGGTACTGCGGCACTGACTATGAAGAGTATGTAGCATTTGAAGATGATGTATCTGAAAATGAAATTAATGATATGTCTAATGAATATGCTTATGAAAATGCTGAAACATATGAATATATGGAACGCGGCTGGGATTCACAGTGGGAATCAGAAGAAGATGAAAAATTGTATTATGATAATGCCATGACTCATTGTGGATGGAACTATTGCTCCGAAGAAGAATATGAATATAGAGAAAATACTGACATTTGAAAATTTAAAAAATTTTTGATATAATATATTTGTAAGATAAAGAAAGACACAAACAGCAATTTAAAAAATCAATCGTCTGCAAAACGGTCAATAAAAAGTGTTTTGCTAATATGCGGGTGTGGTGGAATAGGTAGACACCACAGACTTAAAATCTGTTGGGCTTTAGCCCGTGCCGGTTCAAGTCCGGCCACCCGCACCAGTAATCCTTTACTTATAGTTTAGGACATATAAAGGTTTTTGTTATTGAACCGATAATCAATGACATTTATATGCCTGTGTACCCAATGTTGGCAAAGGGGACTCTCTGCTAAGGAGTTAGGAGCTGTAAAGCTTGAGTGTGGTCGGCACGCACCACAGGCGCCACAACATGCATGAGCGGGGATGGCTATGCCTCGGGATCAAAAGTAGTATGGTTAGGACTGAAAGTAAAGTGTCCTCATGTGTGGAGCGTAGGGCGGTCGCCGCACACAATTTTTATTTAGGAGAAATGCCTATGTCTAATATTAGATTAAAACTCGCACCACCCTGGATTACCTATGTTAATAAACTGCAAGCCTTATTTGATCCAGATCCTCAGCTTGCATTTAATATTGACTATGATGAATTGACAGTCACTATTGCTGGAAATAATGGAGATAAAAATGCGGCTCTTTGGTGTCTGCTTCCTGAAGAGAAAATTTTTGGTAATATTGTACTGAAGATTGTTATTGACGGTCCAGTTAGTAATATTGCTTTCACAACGCAGAAAGAGCTTTTTGATACTGCTTTTAGTGGGAATCCTGTCTATGCTTATTCAGTAACACCTGGTGATGAAACCTGGTTTTATAGTGCAACTTATGTTGTATTTAAAAATTGTGTAGTACAGTTCTTTAATGATAATCTGAATGATTGTCATGGTGTACTTAGCACTTTGTATCAAGATATTGCTAGCGAGATCTTTGAAGATGCAGATCTAAATGGAGTTTATTATAATACCGATATTGAACGTGGTAATCTAGGTAAACCTCTTGGAGAATGGCCCTAAATAATTAATTTAATATGCGATGGCGGAATAGGTAGACGCTAGAGTGAGACAAGAGACAATTGAAACTAACCGAGACAAACGCTGTATGTTATATAAGGTGCAAATCCTTATTCGCATATTTTACGCCGCATGAACCAGACAAGCGCGCTGGCTCCGACTTGAAATCGGTTGGCTAGGTGGGAGCCTAGTTGGGGGCGGGACCTACGTGCGGCGCCATAAGGAGAATAATATGATAAAAATTCTTTCACCTGGTATTAAACACTATAAAATAACATGTAATAAATGTGGATGTATTTTTACTTTTGAAGAAGAAGATCTACATATAGATTACGATAGTGATAAAAATGATTCTTTTTTTACTATTTATTGCCCTGATTGTAAAAAAAGATATACTACATATGATCAACATGATTGGGCTATTTTTTATGGAGAGTGATAAATATGGCAACAAAAGCAACGCCTGGTCCTTTAAACCTTCAGAAGCAAGTTATGGACCATAAAGAAGAAAGTCAGCCAACAGAACAAGAATTACATACTACAGCTCCAAGCCACGAAATAAATATCTCAGATAGCACTAACTAATATAAAAAATATATCTTGTCAAAGATAGGAGATTAATATGAACTCTTTTATTTCTAGCCTTAATAACCAGCAGAATTATACACGCACTGAAAATGGCGCACTCGCCCATAAATCCACTAATTCAGCTCTATATGATCTTTTTGCTTTTGGTGGAGCTTACCGCAAAAGATCTGATGCAGATGCTATTACACTATTTAGTAATGCATTGTATGAAAATGAGCTTTATGCTCTTAAATGCCTATTTTATCTGCGTGATGTGCGCGGCGGCCAGGGCGAGCGGCGCTTCTTCCGCACAGTTTATCGGTGGCTGTGTATTAACCATATTGATATAGCTCTTCGTAATATCGCTCTTATTCCAGAGTATGGGCGGTGGGATGATCTAATCTATATCTGTGAAGGCACCCCCGCAGAAAAGATCGCTTTTAGCATTATTGAGAAGCAGCTTCTGTTGGATACCAAGTGCAAAACTCCTTCTCTTTTGGCAAAATGGATGCCTTCTGAAAATGCTTCCAGCAAAGAAACTGCGCGCGTTGCAAATAAACTGAGAAGCTCTCTCTCACTGAGTCATAAACAGTATCGTAAAATTCTTAGTGAATTGCGTACTCGTATCAAAGTGGTAGAGAAGTTAATGTCTTCTAACCAGTGGGATCAAATTGAATTTGATAAAATCCCTTCAAAAGCAGGTTTGATCTATAAAAATGCTTTTGCTAGACGTGATCTTATTAAAGCTAAGTATGAAGCTTTTATTAAAGATAAGTCTACTAAAGTTAATGCCACTACTCTTTATCCTTATGAGGTAGTAGAAAAGGCTCTTGATGCATGTCATTACAAGATGGAAGATTCAGAGCGAGTAGCTGTTGAAAAATATTGGGATAACCTTCCTGATTATTTTAATGGTTCAACTCATTCTATTCTGCCTGTTGTAGATACTTCTGGGAGTATGTATGGGACTCCTATTAATGTCGCAATTGGTCTGGGAATGTATGCAGCTGAGCGTAATCGTGGAGCTTTTAAAGATCATTATATTAGCTTTGCTAGTAGACCTCAACTTATTCATATTGAGGGCGCAGATTTGACAGATAAGGTCATGCGAATTTATCGAACAAATTTGTGTGATAATACTAATCTGGAAGCTGTTTTTGATCTTCTGCTTAATATGATTATCAGCGGAAAAGCAAAAGTAGAAGATCTCCCTGATACAATCGTTGTGATTTCAGATATGCAGATTGATGAGGGAACTCGATCATGGAATGATTGGGGTCGTGGTAATAGTTCCTCTTATTGGACAACTGACTCCGCTGCAACTGAAATGGAAAAAATTCGCAATAGCTGGCTTCACTATGGTATTAAAATACCGAAGCTTGTTTATTGGAATGTAGATGCAAGAGATAACACAATTCTTGATTCTGGTCCAGATATTAGTTTTGTATCAGGATTTAGCCCAGTGTTGTTTGAGCAGGTAGTATCAGGTAAAACTGGGACTGATCTGATGATGGACAAACTTAATAGTAATCGTTATATGGCGATTACTTAAAAATTGGACATAGATAATAAATTTCTCCTTTATAAAATTCTTATATTTTATAAAGGAGAAAAAATTATGAAAAAGATAATCAGTTTATTACTATGTTTACTTATAATATGCGCGGCGGCCCCTATATCGCTAGCCGAAGCAACTCCCGCATTTACAGTAACAGAGTATAAAAGTGAAGAGTCAGAAGCTTTTTTATGGGATTCTTTGAGTAAATATTCTCCTTCAAAGGAGCTAACCGCCGCCATTTTAGGCTTCTTTTGGAGGGAAAGCTTATTTCGTTCTGATGCTGTTGCGAATTGGTCTAATATAAATATTACAGATCAAGATGTCTGCATTGAATTTACATCTATTATAGATGAAGGTTTAAAAGATGGCTCAACGAAAGAGTATTTTATTCAGCAAAGCCAAAATTATGGAGGCTATGGATTAGGTCAATGGTATAGTGAATTATACTTAAATGCTTTTTATGATTTTGCACAAAATTGGGGTACTTCTATTGCAGACGCGGAGATGCAATGTGCATTTACAGTTTGGAGTATTAAAAATCAACAATTAAAATATTCAGAAATATTAGATGATTATTCTAATCTTTATATAAATTGTATGTGGATGGGATTTATATATGATGGATCATCAACCGCCGCAGACACAATTTATGCTAAAGCTATAGAATTTCATAAAAAAAATGCCGAGTAACATTTTTGTTACTCGGCATTTTTTGTTTTATATAAAAAGAATTTATTCTTCTTCTTCTATAATAAACCAAAGATCTCCTGCGCTAGCAGAAGTTGGTGTAGTATCTGTTAAATAAAATTTATTTAAATTATTTAATTTACTTTTATCTGAAGAACTCATTAATCCTGCATTAGAAGTTGTTGCAGTTGTAGTATCAGCTTTATTATTCCAAACATATTTTTCACCAGTAGTAACTAATGAAATATCTGTACCATTTTCAGTTGCAGTTTTAGATTCATTAGCATTAGTTATTGTTAATGTTCCATTACTATAACTACTATCTAATCCAGACCCCGCAACAATTTTTGTAAAAGCTGATCGAACTGTAACTGTCCAAGTTCCAGAAGAATTAAGCTTATAAACATAAACTTGATCTCCTTGTTGAGAATTACTGTGTGTATTAACTGATCTATAATATTGAAATTCTACTTCAGTAGGGTTAGTTTCATTATTAACATACGCCATAAAAGCGAGTCGAGTTTGAGATCCTGATGCAGGGTTACTATTACTAGATGCTTTACAGTAAACTACTCGATGAGTAGTATATGCTACTAAAAATTGTGCCCAAGTAGATGTTCCATAAGATAATATTGTCATTTTTGCATCATCTGCTAAATCATCATATGGAATGCCAGTAGAGGGTTTAGAATAAGTGCCTTTTCCTGCTAATTCTTCTCTAGCAAAAGTATCTTTTAAATTATATTCATCGCCATTTGGCAAAGTGATTTTTGAAATATCTGCCATTTAGGCCGCCTCCTTTCAATTAGGAGACAGTAATTGTAGCTTCTGTACCTGTGAATGTAGGCTGAGAAACAGAACCTGCAGCAGTTGTTGTACCTGAAAGTTGAGCTTTTGTACCAGTAAATGTTGGTTGAGATACTGTTCCAGCAGGAGTACCAGATACGCTCACATCATCTTCTGTACCAGTAAAGGTTGCTGTATAAGTGCTAGGTACAGCAATATTATCAGTTACCAATCTTACACCAGTGCCATCAAAAGTAGGCTGAGACACAGTTCCTGCAGGAGTGCCAGATACACTGACATTACCTTCGGTACCTGTGAAAGATGCACTAGAAGGAACTGAAATATTTCCAGTAACTAATCTCGCGCCAGTTCCAGTAAATTTAGGTGCAGAAGCTGAATATGCAGCATCACCAATTTTAACAGTAGTATTTGCACCTTTTGTTGGAAGAGTTCCAGCGCTCCATCCAAAGGTTAAATTTTCATCAGCTACAGTAGTTGTTAAACTAGGTAATGTACCAACATCAGTAATAGAATTAACAGTAGCAGTAGATCCAGCAGTAGCTACTGAAATTGTAGGCGCCGCGACAGTGCCTTCAGGAGTATAAGTAGCTGTTCCAGAAGTGGCTTTTGATACAGTGGTTGTTTGATTAGTATTAGTAAATGCAACAGATCCTGCTGGTGTAAATTTACCAGTTGAAGTTGTTGCAGTTCCTGAGAAAGTGGGTTTACTCACTGTACCTGCAGGAGTATAAGTAGCTGTACCAGTTGTACTAGAAACAGTTGCGGTTTTATTAGTAGTAGCATTTGTTGTTACAGTTACACTACCGCTAGGAGTGAATTTACCAGTTGAAGTTGTGCTAGAACCTGTAAAAGTTGGCTGGCTAACAGTACCCTTTGGCTGGTAGTTACCACTAGTATTATCTGTTGCTGTAATTGTAACTGTACTAGAACTACCTGTGAAAGTTGGCTTAGATACAGAACCTGCAGGAGTATAAGTAGCACTTGCCGTATCTTTATATGCTAGAGCTTTAAAAGCTCCAAGATCACCAAATTCTAACCATTTAGTGCCATCAAAAATAAATTCTTTATTATTATATGCAACTAAATAACCTTTAACCGCTGTAATATTATTACCACTAATAACAATAGTGGTAGTTGTAGCACCATCTGTTAAAGCTGTTGTGGTTGCACCCATAAATGTAACGCCGCCAGAAATAGCCGTTTGAATGGCTTCAATCTCTGCACGGGCTTGAGCATCTTTTATATCATATACTGAACCACTTGGTAAAGTGATTTTAGAAATATCTGCCATATACTTTAATCTTCCTTTCAATCTGTTGTAAATACAAGATTTTCTTCATCCACTGTTGAATGATAAGCGCGCACTTTATTATCCCAACGTATCCGATCTTCTTGAGAGATATGAATAGTAGAATTATTAATATGTTCGTTTAATTTTTCAATTGTAGTGGCTGTGATAAAAGGCATATCAATTAAATAACTACTACCATCCCCAATTTTAAAATCAGGAATATTTTTTCCTTCTTCTTGTGATGCATTAGTATAAACATATAAAGCATTTTTTTCTGCTATTAATCCTGCTTGATTATTCCAGCCCTCTTTTGTATTATAAAAAATCTTTGCAAGATTTTCAGGTTTATTAATAATTTGGCTCCAATCAGCTTCAGGATTAATTAATATTCTTTCTAATGTACCATTAACAGGAGCGTCAATATATAGTTTTCCAGTATCTGTGGCAAACCATATAAATCCATCAATATATTTAGGAGGAAGATCTTCTTGCTTACCACGACCAACTTTAAATTTGATGGGTTTTATCATATTAAAGTCTCCCTTCAGTTTTGGTCTATCTATATAAAATATAAAAAACTATTAAATAATATTATTTAAACTTGACCTACTTAAACAATAAAAAAATGCGAACTAGTTTAACACTAGTTCGCATATATATTAAATTTATTTCTAATTATCTGTCGCCACGCACTCGCCGTCTGGTATCTCGCACTTGCGCGGAATCACAAACTCAGACAGATTCATCGGATTCAGGCTCCGGTTCGGGTTCTGGATGGAGCTTGTCCAGCTCTTCGTAGAAATAGTCCTTTGCCGCTTCCGACAGCCAGCCGTAGCGCTGGTTATCCTCAATAAGCGTGATTGCGTAGTCTTCGGTGTACTCACCGTGACGGATGCAGTTGAGAAATGCATTGATTACTCTGATTTCGCGTTTGGTCATGGTTTTATCCTCCTATGTTTTCAAGAATGGTTGCCTGAAGCTCTGCAAGTTTGCCATCGATATAGAGCTTGGTATCAGCTGAATATTCAACCGTGGTGTCGCCGGTAGATGACCAGATGTTGTTTGTGCCGAGCAGCGTGTCGATTTCTTGAGGCGTAAGCTGATACTCAATAGGCGCTATGCTATATACAACCTGAAGCGGATGTTGCGCTAAATAAGCTCTATATGCTTCTGCTGTTCTTTCAAGCTGTGAGATATTTATGCGGATAATTCTGGATGGGAATATATATGCGCAGTCGTGATTATTAATGCGTGGATTGGATGACCTTAAAAAGTCAAAAATGCCACCGCTCTTAGCTGGGGTTGGGAACGCATCGGGCAAATATCCATAGTAAAAATCATCAGTTTGATTGTATGCATACCCATCACCAATAAAATTGTCAATTACACCGTTAAAAATATCAACTTTCAGCTTCCCGCTGATTACCTCATCCTCGCCGCCATAGATCGTCTCAGGGAACGTGACGGAGATTTGGTTGCCGGTGTAAGGTTCAAAGTCCGTTTTTATATCGCCAAGTTCTACCATCACATAATAACGTGAGAAGATTGTGTCAAATGTTTCCTTTGTTTTTGGATACATGAAAACATTGCGTGCATATATACCTGACGAAATACCTGCACCATTGTTTAGCATTCTGCTTTCATTATTGGGTTGTCCTCTATATATGGCCCAGTTAAAATTAATTGGCGATGAGCCTTGTACTAGATCTTCAGCTACAAAGCCGAAATTCACATCCGAAGGTATGACAACACTCGTATCTTTATCAATAAATGTAAATCTTGCTAATTCGCCAGGAGGTACAACATCGTTTAATACAAGATAGTTGCCACTGCTGATGCTATCGTAGACAGAATAGTCGTCTGGTAGCAAATTCTTACCTCTCTGCGTAATCTCCGCCCCCGTGTGACCGCTGATCGGGCAGAGGTTCTCATACGGAGCGAAGGACGTGGCTGACGAGCCAAGTTCAAGCTGGATATCGGTGTATGTTGCTTGCGTACCACCACCTGTCGGGTTAAAGTGGATTAAGGTATAATAGGTTTCTGCCGGGACAGTAAAGTTGGCCGGATTTTCCACTGTATTAGATATAAATGTGCCATCCTCTTTGTAAAACGAAACTGTAATAACACCGTTTGTTTTTACCGCAGAAACAACATACACAGCACCCACAGTTAACCCGGTCATCGGTAACGCAAGCGCATAGGCCGCCGCATCTGTCGTAACGGATATGGCATTCTCAGCAACCGAAACTTGTGTTACACGGTTAGGCTGATAGTAATTGTTTGGTGTAAGATCGGTCACAAACGTCCCTAGTGTAAACGTGCGCTTGGTAGCATTACCAAACGTTGTATCACTTGGTGCGCCTTGAATCAATCCACCCGTTTTCAGTTTATTCTTCCCACAACCAGCCGGATAAGGGCTATCCTGCCCATGCAAATCCTGCACCGGCTCGATCTGAGCTACCAGCTTGCGAATGGGCCGGTTGTCCGCACCATCGTCAAAGGATGCGATTGCACCGCTTGCCGTGTTGATGATGATAGGGGCGCAGTTGGAAACGTCTTTGTCGCTTATTTGGCGAGTTAAGTCAGTCAGCTCTGCACCGACAGTACCGCTCTGATATGTCTGTGTAGAGTCAAATTCAATGTCACCGGAATCCAGATTAACCGCGCCAGTTTTACCATTGACAGATTGGACAGGAACAGTTGGAATATCTGATTGAGCCGCCAAGCCAAGATCCTGAGCGGTTTTGTTTCCGCTAAGTTCAACATTATTAATTTTAGGTTTATTAGTTAACTGTAAATAATTAGTTGTTCCACCAGATCCAGAACCTTTATTAAGCTTTCTACTTAATAATATATCTATTAAATCCATAAAAAGCTACCTCACTCTGACTGTAATCGCCATTGGTTATTGGCTTCATCAAATAAATATATTTTTTCAGAATCCATTTCATATAATGGCATCCCATTAATAACAGCACGTAAATAAGGATCTTCTGATGTAAGAGAAGGCTTTGGTTCATCAGTAGATAAACCAATCCAGTATCTATTATTGTAATCGCCTCTTAAAGATAACATCTAATCACTCCTTGTATTTATTTTTATAATAAATATAAAAAAATTTAATTCTCTCTTATTAATATCTGACCAATATTTCGATACTTGTCAAATTATAAAAAATATATTATAATATATAAAGAAAATGAGAAAGAAGGAATCTTATGGGGCTTTATGTGTTTTCTGATCTCCATGGACAATATGATCTATGGGAAAAAATCAAAAATAAAATCACCCCTCAAGACACTTTTTATTGTCTTGGAGATAACATTGATCGTGGGCCTGGCAGTTATAAAATCTGTAAAGAACAACAGGAAATATCTAATTTAATAGTTTTAAAAGGTAATCATGAAGCCATGGCGGCTGCCGCGATTCCTGACATGCTTCTAGGCCATGATAGCTCTGATGTATTTAATTGGTGCATTAATGGCGGCAATGAAACTTGGTTTACATTAATGGATGAAACTAAGTCTGATAGTGAAATTTATAGTTTTAAAACTTGGTGTGATCATTTGCCAATCAAACAAATTGTTACAAATAATAAAGGACAAATTATCCATTTAACCCACGCTGGATTTACTTTTGGATGTGAAGAACTTTCTGATCTTTTATGGGATAGATACCATTTTTATGATAGTTGGCCTGAATGTCTTCCTAACGCATCATCTCAAATTATTATTCATGGACATACTCCTGTACAATATTTGGCAGAGTATCTCGGCATCCGTAGAAAAAATCCACCTGAAATTATTACATATTGTAATGGACATAAAATAGATATTGATCTTTGTAGTGTGGTTAGTCATCGTGCAGCTCTTTTAAATTTAAATACATTTGAGGTTACATATGTTGAATGATTTTAAAATTGGAGACTTGGTTTTAATTAAAGGTGATATTGAACATAATGATCCAGTTGCCGCAGAAGCTATTAATAAACATGGAATAATTGATAGCTTTATTTATCCTAATCGAATAAATCTAACTCTCTTAAATGGTAATAAAATTATAGTACCTATACAAGATATTGAATTAATTAAAAGTAACTTAACGGAGATGTTTTGATATGATTGAAGGATTATATAAACCTTTTCAGCATTGGACTGAGAAAAATGGTGTGTGGCTCATATCTGACACACATTTCAATGAAGATGGTTTACGCAAAGCTTTTCCCAAACGCCCTGATCCCGATGAACTAGTAAAACAAATTAACCAAAAGGTTGGTAAAACTGGAACGCTAATTCATCTTGGTGATGTAGGAGACTGCGAGTGGGCCAGAAAATTAAAAGGTTATAAAATTCTTATATGCGGCAACCATGATGTAGGCGCATCTGCATATGAAGAAATTTTTGATGAAGTATATACGGGGCCTTTAATTATTTCCCCTCGCATTATTCTTTCGCATGAGCCTCTGGATATAGACTGGATGTTTAACATTCATGGACATACTCATAACATTACCGTAGATCGTAAAGGGCATTTATGCGTATGCGCAGATGTAATGGGATATACTCCTATTAACTTTAACCAATTTGTAAAATCTGGTAGATTAAAAGAATGTGAAAGTATTCATAGAACGACGATTGATGATGCTACTAAAAGAGCAAGAAAGAGAGGATATAAACTATGAAAAAAATTTATTGCCTTGTCGATGTTGAAAATGGTGAAGTAGTAGCTGTCGCAAAAACGCGGCGGCCGCTCGAAGAACAACTCCTAGATATTTTTATGGAAGATTTTAGATCTGAAATGCAGGAAGCAGCTGACGCGCATTGGATTGATGTTATAAATCCTACTTTAGATTGTCATATTTATGCACAGCAAACTTGGGATAGAGTATTAAGATGGAATAAAGAAATGTATAATATTCAGAAAGTTTGGATGTAATATCTCTTATTGAAAAATAAGAAATTTTTTGTTATAATATATATAGAAAATAAGGGAGGGGAGATTGATTAATGTCTGTTCATTATAGTTCCAGATTGGGTTATGGTTTCATTGTTCAGCGCAAAGAATATCGTGAACTTTCAGAAGAAAAATTCAATCAGTTTCAGGAATCTGATTATGCTTTTGCGATTGATGGATGGGACCCTGATAACTCTACTTATTTCTTTGGTCTTATGATTTGGCACGCAGATCCTAGTAAATATTTCATGGTGCCACCTGTGACTCCTTATCCTCATGAAGAGTTGATGAAGATGATTGATGAATATAAATCTCTCTTCCCTGATAAAGAATCTTATATGCCTCATAATTATGTACTTTCATGCATTGATTAAAGGAGCTTGTATGACTGTTTATCAAAAAATTGATAAAGCACTGAAGCAGCATGAGAATTATAAATATTGTGAACGCTCTCTTTCTTCTATTGCTGATTATATTGATTGGGCATGGAAATGGCGTAAGATTACAGAAAAAGAAAAAGATGAAGTCTGTGATCGTATTTGTGTATTGTTTGATGTAACGAACAAATTATAAAAAAGGAGAATAAAAATGGAAAAAGAACGTCTCTGTAAACAGTTTTATTATGAAAGTGATGTAAATTCATTTCTAGCGGAACACCCTGATTGGGAAATTATTTGTATGACTGGTGGTTCAGGAAAATATAACAGTCTATGGATACTTTTTGAGCGTTATATAGATAAAGACATATTATAATGATTTATGTTTAAAAGATTTATTAAATAATAGTAATTATATAATAAAGAAGGAATAAGATATGTTGAATAAAGAGGGGTCTCGGGAGCTTGCTTATGTTGTAACGATTGATGAAATTCGTCCTATTCCTAATTATGATCGTGTTGAGCATGCCCGTGTCGGTGGTTGGTGGGTAATTGTTCAAAAAGGCCAGTTTAACGTTGGTGATCCCGCGATCTATTTTGAGATTGACTCCAAAGTTCCGTCTGATAAAGAATGTTTTGCATTTCTTGAGAAGCGGAACTATAAGGTAAAAACACTTCGTATGTGCAAGGTTATAAGTCAAGGTCTTCTTATGCACGCAGAAGATTTTGGTTGGGAAATTTGGGAAAATAATAATCATAACACCAATGAACATGAAGTTGGTATCGCTGATGATAAAGGTGTAATTCACTGGGCAGATAGAGAATCTCGTTTCCTTACTAAAGAACTTGGTGTAACTTATGCGGACGTGGAAGATAACCAGCGCAAGGCTCCTTCTGTAGATAAGTATAAGAAAATGGCACAGCGTCATCCTAACATCTTTAAGAAGTCTTGGGTGCGTTGGCTGATGAAGCGCGCATGGGGCCGAAAGTTGATGTTTGTATTCTTTGGTAAGAAGAAAGACAAAAAGAATAGCTGGCCAGAGTGGGTTGTAAAGACCGATGAAGAAAGAGTTCAGAACATGCCTTGGATTCTGGAAGATGAAGGGGAATGGATTATCACTGAAAAAATTGATGGTAGTTCTACTACTTTCACCATGAAGCGTGGCCGCCGCAAGAATGAATTTTATGTTTGTTCTCGTAACGTGTGCTTTGATAGTGTAGATAAGCCTTGTTACTATGATACTAATATTTATTGGGAAATGGCGCAGAAGTATGATATGTACAAGGTGTTGAATGAACTTCTTGAACGGATGCCTAATGCTAATTGGGTCACTATCCAGGGAGAAACTTATGGTGCGGGCGTCCAGAAAAGAGACTATGGACTTGCTGGACATGACTTTGCTGCATTTAATCTTATTACTTCTGATAAGGGTAGATGGAATAGCCATGCAATGAAGAATCTGCTAGAGAATGGATTTAACGTTCCTTGTGTTCCAATCCTTGAGCCGAACTTCACTTTTAATATGCTTGATATCATGAAGGGAGAATCTCGACTGGATAAGCTTCTCTTCCTTGCCGAAGGTGAATCTAAAATTGATGGGCTGCCGCGGGAGGGGTTTGTACTGAGAAGCATTGACGGAACTAAATCTTTTAAGGCAGTAAGTAATAGTTTCCTTTTACGTTTCCATTCATAACAAGAAAAGAGTTGGACAAAACTTAAATTTATTATATGAAAGAAACAGATTTCGCAGGATATATTGATTCTATCCAATTGGGTGATAAGATTTATAAACTTCAATGTGGAGTAGTTGAAATCCACCCTATGACTTGCCCTAAATGTGGGGCGCCTATTGAATTATACTATGGCCAAGGCCATTGTCCATATTGTGACACTCATTATACTACTAAATTTTCTATCCAAGAAATTTAATTAAATTTGCACTTTTAAAAATTTTTTGATATACTATTTATATATGGGTATTTCTCATATATAAATAGTATAATACTTTGAAAATCAAAGGAGTTTTTATGAAAAAGCGTATTCTTTCAGTTATTCTTATTTGTATGATGATGTTTACTCTTTGCGCTTGCACTCAGACACCTGCGGTACCTGCAGAGCCTAGCCCCGAAGTATCAAATGAACCTGCGCCCGCAGAAGCAGAGATTATTCCAGATGGCCTTGTTCCTGTTAAAGTAGGTTTTATTTATCTCCATGATGAACAGTCTACATATGATCTTAACTTTATGAAGGCTGCAAAAGAAGCTTGCGAAGAAATGGGAGTCCCTTATCTTAATAAAGTTGGTATTCCTGAAGGCGGCGAGTGCTATGAAGCAGCTATGGATCTTGTAGATGAAGGATGCAATATTGTCTTTGCTGATTCCTTTGGACATGAAGATTATCTTATCCAGGCTGCGCAGGCCGCCCCAGATGTACAGTTCTGTCATGCTACTGGCACACAGGCTCATACTCTCGGACTTCCAAATTTCCATAATGCTTTTGCTTCTATCTATGAAGGTAGGTTTATGGCGGGAGTCGCCGCTGGTATGAAGTTAAATGAAATGATGGCTAATGGAGAGTTTACTCCAGAAGAAGCTAAGATAGGTTATATTGGAGCTTATCCTTATGCTGAAGTGAAATCTGGTTATACTGCCTTCTTCCTTGGTGCTAGATATATTTGTCCTGACGTAACTATGGATGTTGTATTTACTAATTCTTGGTATGATGAAGCTCTGGAAAAAGAAGGCGCGAATCGTCTAATTGAAAATGGCTGTAAACTTATTAGCCAGCACGCAGACTCTATGGGGGCGCCATCCGCATGTGAAGCCGCAGGTATCCCTAATGTATCTTATAACGGTAGTACAATTTCAGCCGCACCTAATACTTTTATAGTGTCTACTCGCATTGATTGGGCGCCTTATTTCAAATATATTATTAGCTCTGTTCAGACAGGAACTCCTATTGATGTAGACTGGACAGGTAATATGACTCTTGGATCTGTTACAATGACAGAGATTAATGATAAGGTTGCTGCGGAAGGGACTGCGGAAGCTCTTATTGAAGCAAGAAAATATCTTGAATCAAATACTATCCATGTTTTTGATGTTAATAATTTTACAGTCAATGGAGAGCATCTAACTGAATATATGGCAGATGTAGATTCTGATCCTAATTTCACCCCTGATACTAATGTAATTTTTGATGGATATTTTCATGAATCTGAATTTAGATCAGCACCATACTTTGATCTAGATATTGATGGAATTACTCTATTAGATAAGTAATTAATAATAAAAAGCAAGAGTATATTGATACTCTTGCTTTTTTATAAAAAATATGATATAATATATATATAAAATAAAGGGGGAATTATTATGAAACTGTGGATTGATGATATGCGGCGGCCGCCCGATACGAGTTGGCTTTGGTGTCGGACTGTTAATGGAGCTAAATCAGCAATTCGTACTTATGAAAGTAATATGCATGATGATACGATTATGATTGATCTCGATCATGATGCTGGTAATTATACTAAAGATGGCGGCGATTATATTGAAATTTTAAAGTGGCTTGAGCGTCAGGGTATTGTTGATACAGGTTATTTCTTTCATATTCATTCTATGAACCCTGTTGGTATTCAGAATATGAGAGCTATTATTCAACATAATGGATGGAGGGAAATTAATGGCTAACAGTTTGCAATATATTAGTGATTTTTATTGTACCCATTGTGGTGCTCTTGGACTCCCTGTTGTACGTTCAGCTAAACATACAAGAGAGCCTGGTCATTTAAAAAAACTATACTGCCCTAGATGCAGGATTCAACGAAATATGGTAGAAGTCAGACCATTTGGTCGATACACCTATGAAGATTTTCAAATTGAATTTAAATATGGAAATTTTGACGAAGAAGGTCAGAGAATAGATCCTTCATGGAAACATTTTATTGCTACTGTAAAACAAAAGGGGCTGATAAAAGATGCATGATAAAACTCTCTGGATAATGGTTGGTATTCCTGGTAGCGGGAAAACTTGGTACGCTAAAAACAAATTAATGCGGGGGCCTGAATGGCGGTATGTATCTAGAGATGAAGTGCGATTTAGTCTGGTCCCCGCAAATGAAGAGTATTTTTCAAAAGAAAAAGAAGTGTTTAATCAGTTCGTAAATACTATTAAAGCTGCTTTTGAAGAGGATGAAGTAATTAATGTGATCGCAGATGCTACTCATCTTAATGAAGCTAGCCGAAATAAAATACGGCGGATTTTTTCAAATAATTACAATATTATTCCTGTTGTAGTTACCTGCGATTTAGCTACTGCAATTGAAAGAAATAATAATAGAGAAGGCCGCGCGCGAGTTCCCGTCACTGTTATGCGTCGTATGTATCATCAATTTCAAGACCCTGATCTTGATACGTATAAGTATATTGGAATATTACACGTATCTAATGATAAGAATGTAGAGGTGTAAAAAATGATTTGGTTTACCTCAGATTTTCATTTTGGCCACGAAAAAGAATTTATATGGGCTCCTCGTGGCTTTGGTAGTTGGATAGAAGCTGCTCATAAAACTATTCAAAATTATAATTCTATGATTGATTATGATGACACTGTTTATATTCTTGGTGATTGTATGCTTCGAAATGATAAATTTGGTCTTACATGTTTGCGGCAGCTTAAAGGCAATAAGTATCTAGCCTATGGTAATCATGACACTGACGCCCGCATTGAACTATATAAAGACGCAAAAATTTTTAAAGATATTCAAATGGGATATCGTTTTAAAGAACAAGGAATTAGTTTTTGGGCTACTCATTATCCTATGAAAATGGGTAATTATCATGAACGGCATCCTGTTTGGAATCTATCAGGACATACTCATAAGCCCGATATTATTAATAAGGAAGATTGTATTTATAATGTTGCATTAGATGCGCATAATAATTATCCTGTTTCTTTGGAACAAATTATTAATGATATTAAAACAAGTAAGGATTGATGTTATGCATTTTAAAATTGAAGATGAAACTAAACGTAGATTTCCTATTGTTTATAGCGATTTTTCTAAAAATACTGGTTTAAGTATTGTAAGTATTCAAACTCCCGAAGGTATTTTTACAGGAACTGCACGGGTTCATCCAGATGATATGGAAAAGAAAGCATATACTCCTCTTACAGGACAGACTCTTGCCCATATGCGAGCCTTTATTGAATATTTTAAATATCGCAAAAGACTTGATCAATATGCGAAAAAAACATTAGAACATATTTATTATACCTCTCCAAAAAATACTCGTACATCTAATGAAATTTATGATAAGATTTGTGAATTAGCTTTTAATATTGAATCACTAAATAGAGCTATTAATAAATTTAATGAAAATATTAAAACAAAGATAGAAAACACAGATAATTATTTTAAGGCCAAAAACAAATAAAATATATTAACTATTTTTCATCTTTATTTGAAGAAACTGTATAGATATGCGGCTTTTAATAGCCGCATTTTTATTTAGTTAAAGGAGACAAACTATATGCAATATCTTTTTTATGATACTTGCGCTCTTTTAGATCAAGGTCAGGCAATTTTTAATAAAACTGAAAAATTTTATATTAGTGCTATTACATTAAAAGAATTAGAACATATAAAAACATCTAATTCTAAAGATCCTTTAGTACAATATAAAGCTAGAAAGTTAATTGAATTATTATCAAAATATGAAGATAAGTATGAACTAATAATTTATGATAATGCTTGGGATTTAGATTTAAAATTACATAGTGTATTATCAGATAATAATGATAGTCGTATTATTTTATCTGCTTTTAAATTACAACAAAAAAATATTCCAATTCTTTTTATTACCAAAGATTATTGTTGTAACAGAATTGCAGCAGCTATGGGTTTAAATGTTGGATACTCTCCTGAAGACACAATCCCATATAAAGGTTGGGTAGAAATTCAAGCTAATTCTAATATTGAGTTAGAAAAAATTTATAATCAAATTTACACTCCGACTGAAGAAAATATATTTGATTTACTTCCTAACCAATATTTATTATTAAAAGATTCTCAAGGCGAAGTTATTGATTATTATAAATATGATGGAGTAATTTATACAAGAATACCAACTTTTTATACATTAGATAGCAAACAGTTTGGTAAAATTAAACCAAAAGATAGTTATCAATTAATTGCTATGGATTCTCTTTTAAAAAATAAAATTACATTACTGCGCGGGCCAGCTGGTAGTGGTAAGTCATATTTATCTATGGCTTATTTATTTCATCAATTAGAATACAATAATATAGATAAAATAGTTATTTTTTGTAATACAGTTGCTGCCAACGGAGCTGCTAAATTAGGATTTTATCCTGGATCTAAAGATGATAAATTATTAGATTCTCAAATTGGTAATTTTTTAGCCAGTAAACTTGGAGATAAATTAGAAGTAGAACGTTTAATAGAAGATGGTTCTTTATTATTATTGCCATTAGCAGATCTTAGAGGATTTGATACTACTGGTATGAGAGCTGGAGTTTATATTACAGAAGCACAAAATATGGATGTAGAATTAATGCGTTTAGCATTACAAAGAATTGGTGAAGATTGCGTATGTGTGCTAGATGGTGATAGCGAAGCTCAAGTTGATGCAAGCTTATATGCAGGGAATAATAATGGTCTACGAAGAGTATCTCAAGTATTTCGTGGAGAAGATATTTATGGAGAAATTACTCTCCCAAATATATATAGGAGTAAAATCGCAACTATCGCACAAAAATTATAAAGAGGGATAATTAATGCTATTCCTTAGAAAAGAGAAATATGAATACCTTGACAAAGCTAAACAGGTTGCCAAGGATGAAGAAAAATGGGAAATTGAAAAAGAAAATCTCAAAAGGCAAAGAAAGATACGTGAAGAATATAATGAGCTAACAAAATCAACAGCTAACTCACTTACGATGAGTAAAAAAGCTCTTATCTTTCTTTTTATTTCTTGTACTTTTATTGAGATTTTTACAGCTTGGGTTACAGTACAAAGTTTACATCTAGCTCTTGTAATGGGAATTATGCCAGACTTTACACCACTTGTTACCCTAATTGGAACTGTTGTAGGAGAAGTAATTGCTCTTGCAGCTTATTACGCTAAATCTACAAAAGAAAACACATCAGGCGGTATTACATATGAGGCGGCCGCCGCAAATAATTTTAATTGTTACTATGACGAAAATGCCGTAGGATAAAAAGGAGAAACACTATGAACGATTACATTTTTTATGGAATTTGCATTTTAGCTATTGGTATTGTTATAGGATATTTTATTAATAAGTTTATTAAAGCTCCTACCGATGCCAAATTAGCCATTGTTAAAAATTGGCTTTTATATGCTACTGCTGAAGCAGAACAAGAAATGGGAGCAGGCACTGGCAAACTTAAACTCGCTAAAGTTTATGATATGTTTGTAGCTAAATTCCCTCAAGTTGCAGCTGTATTAAAATTTGAAAAATTCTGCGAATTAGTAGATGAAGCTCTTGTAACTTTAAGACATTTAATGGAAAGCAATACTAATATTCAAGAATTTATTAATTTTGGAGATAAGGTAGTGTAATCATGGCAAATCCCAATCAAATTGTACAAGAAGTTTTACAAGGCAGATGGGGTAACGGTGACGCACGCAAAGAAAAATTACAAGCTGCTGGATATAGTTGGATTGAAATTCAAAGTTTAATTAATAAAGAATTTGGAGTCGGTCCAGCTCAAGCAACCAATGAAGAAATAGCACAAGAGGTTCTAGATAATAAGTGGGGAACAGGTGTAGACCGTCGAAATAGAATTACTAATGCTGGTTTCGATTATAATGCTATTCAAAGCCTTGTAAATCGTTTAGGATCTCAAAAGAAACAGAATCAAACAATAATTACTCCATCAACGAATGGATCAACTACTTATAACGATGCGGCGGCGCCTGCCTCGTCTGCGGCCACACCAATTACTGCCGCAAAGATCACCACAGATTTTAATAACTATAATGGTAAAATTTCTAACTGTGGTAAGGATGAACATGGCGGCATCAGGGGCGGCCGCGCAGGAGATCAATCTGGAAAAGAATGGTGGATTATCAATTGGTATAATCAAGGATGGCAATGCATTTTACGTCATCCTAATAGACAAGTTCGTGAGTATATAGCTGAATTAGGTATTCAAGCTGCAAAAAATGATAATGTTGGTTATGACCAATCAGAGAATCAAACCTATTGGAATCAACTCCGTTCAGTTGGATATTGGCCTAAAAATATCACAGTCCCTTGTGAAGCAGATTGCTCCGCAGGCGTCATTGCGAATGTCAAAGCTGTGGGTTATTTATTAGGAATCCCAGTTTTACAAAACATTAATGCTACATATACTGGCAATATGAGAGCTGGCTTTCGCGCAGCAGGCTTTGAAGTATTAACTGCATCTAAATATCTAACAGGTCCAAGTTATTTACTTCCTGGAGATATTATTCTTAATGATGCACAACATACTGCAACTAATTTAGGTTACGGTAAATATGCTGAAAATACTAATGCGGATCTTAATCCAGCACCTGCCGCACCGACAACTGATACACATAAGGTTGCCGCAAGTGTTTTAAATGTAAGATCAGGCCCAGGTATGAATTATGATGTGATTGGTCAATTACGATATGGCACATCAGTTACTTTAAATAGAGTAGTTGAAGCTGCCGATGGTTCAACTTGGTATGCAATTACTGGAAATGGACTAACTGGATACGCGGCTTCTCAATATATTCGTTAACAAATAGTGGGTTATCTTAATAGATAACCCACTTTTATTTTTTTTGCTTAAAAATCTCCTAAAATTTTTAAGCAAAAACTTGACAAACAAAAAATTCTATGTTATAATATATAAAATGAATGAAAAAGGAAGGGAAAAATTGAAAATAGAATTTGGGGGGTTTTATCCTATTCCTCAAGAGTATCTTAATGATGAAAGATATATTACTATAGGTATTCATGATGGATGGATTTACCCTACAAAAGAACAAATGGAAATTTATTGGAAAAATGTGGATGAGGTAATTTATGGCAGAAAGAAAGAAAAAAAATTTATATACTAAAAATAGTATTGAAAGTCTAGACCCATTAACTTTCACTCGTCTAAAACCAGGTGTATACGCGGGTGACACCACCTATTCTACTCAACTTTTGATTGAGATTCTATCTAATGCTATTGATGAATTTAGATTAGGACATGGAAATCAAATTGATATAAGTATTGATAAAAATAATGTCATAAGAGTCCGAGATTATGGCCAAGGATTTATTCCTAATAGCTATAGAGATGACGGGAAAACTATTCTTGAAGCAGCTTTTAGTGTATTAAATACTTCTGGTAAATATCGTGAAGATGGTACTTATGAAGGCACTTCATTAGGTTCTTTTGGTATTGGTTCTAAAATTACTACATTTCTAAGCCATTGGCTTCAAGTGTGTACTTGTCGAGATGGAGAACAAGAACATATTTTCTTTAAAGAAGGAATTTTTGAAAAACGAACTAGTGCAAAAGTAGATAAAAAAATTCCTTCTGGTACTTTAGTAGAATGGCTACCTAGTGAAGAATTTTTTACACATCCAGAAGTAGAAATCAATAAGATTAAAAATCTTTGTGAAACTATTACAGCTCTTTGTCCTGGACTTACGATTAATCTTACCTATCTCGATGAAAAAACTGTATATGTTTCTTCAAAAGGAATAAATGATCTTGTTGATAAAGCTGTAAAAGATAAAGAACTTATTAAAAATAGATTTAATATGCAATTCGCGCAAGGTAAAAATAAGATGGATATGGTACTTACATATACTTCTATGTATTCATCTACTTTTATCCCTTATGTTAATACTGGATTAACAGAATCAGGTCCTCATATTACTCAAGTTAAAAGTCTATTAACTAAAGAATTTAATAAATTTTTCAGAGAAAAAAAATGGTTAAAAGAAAAAGATGAAAATCTTACTGGAGAAGATATACAAGAGGGTATTTATGTTATTTTTAATTTAACAGCTCCTAATGTTGCTTATAATGCTCAAGTAAAAACTACTGTTGTTAAATTAGATATGACTCCTTTTACTGGAGCTATTGCTGATAATCTTCAGTATTGGCTTGCTAGTAATGAAAAAGAAATTAAAACTATTTTTGATAAGGCGGCGGCCGCACGTAAAGCAAGAGAAGCTGCAAAAAAGGCTAGAGATGCTGCTCGTGAGCAAAAGAAGAAAAAAGAAAAAGCAGTTAAATTTGACAGCAAACTCGCTGATTGTTGGGGACGAGATCGTAAGAAATGTGAGATCTATGTCACTGAGGGTAAATAACTATTGCCCTAATCCTTTTTTCCAGTTCATCACTGGGGTCACTTATAAAGTGGCTAACGGGGAAACCTGACCGTTATCTAAGTATGTCAAAACTTAGTTAGGCGAAGGCAATCCCGTGGCAAGATTGTATAATTGGACAAAATTTAATAATCTTTTCTCATGCTCCTTCATATTCCAATGAAAGGAGTGACCGATATGATCGGAATTTATAAATATCAAAATAAAATTAATAATAAATGCTATATTGGTCAAAGTATTGATATAGAACGTAGACAATATGGACATAAATCTTCTGCTTATAATGAAAAAGCCAATGATTATAACCATCAATTTCATCAAGCTGTTAGAAAATATGGATGGGAAAATTTTGATTTTGAAATTATTGCAACATTAACACCAGAAGAATACTCAAAAGAAGCTTTAGACCAATTAGAAAAATTTTTTATTAAATATTATGATTCATTTCATAATGGTTACAATGCTACTGAAGGTGGAGACAGTAATCCAAATAGATCTCAAAAGGGATCAAAAAATGGTAGAGCTTTACTGAATGAAGAAGATGTAAAATATATTAGAGAGTGCTATAATGCTCATATTCCTTTTAAACAGGTATATGAAGAATATAAGGATAAAATTTCTAAAAGAGGACTTCAAAAAGTCTGGTGGTTTGAAACTTGGAAAGATATTTATCCAGAATATCATAATGAAGAAAATAAATATTGGCACTCTCATCAAGCTAAAGCTAATCCATCTGAAATAGCTGCAAATAATAAAAGAAGTTTTACAGACGATGAAGTTCGTCAAATGAGAAAAGATTATGATGAAGGCTTAAGTCCTAAACAAGTTTGGTTAAAATATGCTCCTAATAAAGCATGGACTACAGTATATAATATAATTACTCGCCAAACTTATAAAGATATACAATAAGCTGTATCGACTATTCCGAGTGAGATCGGAAGTACAACTATTATTGATACATAGTTGGAAATAGAGGACGCGTTGATGACTTGACAAGTCGGAGCGAAGAGTTAGTCAGTACCTATAGAAATATAGGATAATACGGATAGCGCCTCGGGTAATCTTAAAGAGGCTAGAAATGCAGAAACTCAGGCGGTACTTCCTGTGCGTGGTAAAATTTTAAACGTTCGTAAAGCAAGTCTAGATAAGATTCAAAAGAACGCTGAAATTATGACTATGATTGAAGCTTTTGGTCTTAAAGTTGATATGAAAACTATGCGGCTGACCTATGATCCAAAAGATCTAAGATATGGAAAGATTATAATCGAGAGTGATGCTAAGTAACATTGGCTGTGTAACACTTTTCCGCTGATCCGCGGGGTACTTAAAATTTTAATTTATTGGGCAAAAGAGATTCATGTGTCACACATCAATCTCATATCCAATAAAGAGAAATGATAAGTGCTAACGGGGAAACCTAAACTTAATAAATAAGCATGGTAATCCCGTGGGAAACAAACATTATCCATTTCTCTTTTAATTAAATATTAAAGGAGAAATCATTATGATAGGTATTTATAAAATAACAGAAAAAAATAATCCAGCAATGTTTTATATTGGTAAAAGTAATGATATTGAAAGACGCTTCAATGAACATAAAATAAAAACATATGAACAAACTCGTATTCCTTTTGATGGATATATTAAAGAAAAAGGTAAAAATGCTTTTAATTATGAAGTATTGGAAGAGTGTTCATTAGATCAATTGGATGAACGAGAAGCTTACTGGATTACAAAATTAAATGCAAAAGCTTCAGGTAATAAATTTGATGGTGGATTACGTAATGTCGTTGGCAATAATAATCCAAATGCAAAATTAACTGAAGATGATGTAAAAAAGATCCGAATTGCATATAATAATCATTTAAAGCAAAAAGATGTTTACCAAGAATTTGCTGATAAAATAAGTTTTCAATATTTCCAAAATCTTTGGCAAGGTAGAGCATGGGGTCATGTGATGCCTGAAGTCTTTACTAAAGAAAATAAAGAATACTATATAAAACAAAATAGTAAAGGCGAAAATGGTAAATTTGCTCAGTTCACAAATGAAGAAATTATTAAAATTAGAACTGAGTATGTTAATAAAACAGCTAAAGAAATATATGAAGACTATAAAGATAGAGTAAATTTTACTTCATTCCAACAAATTCTTTGGGGTCGCAATTATTCTGATTTACCTATTTATAAGAAAAAAGAAAAGAAATGGATTAATGTTTGAACCTGTATCGACTATCCCAGAATCGTGGGAGTAGGGTTGCTATTGATACGCAACTCGAAATGGTGTCCCTGCTATTTGCAGGTAAGATATAGTCAGGGCGTAGTGAAAGCTACGAATAACTGGATGTAGATGGTAGTCATATTAAGAATCTATTCTATACTTTTATATGGACATTCTGTCCTGAATTAATTCTTGATGGCTATGTATATGGCGGCATCCCCCCACTTTATAAAATTACTGAAGGTAAAGACAATTATCTTTATCTTAAAAATGATGAAGCTCTTGAAGCATATAGGGCTAAAAATCGTAATAAAAAATATACAGTAAATCGACTCAAAGGTCTTGGTGAATTGTCAGCAGAAGAAACTGAGATTCTTGTTGATCCAGAACAAAGAATCATTCAACAAATCACAGTTGAAGATGTTGAAAAAGCAAATAGACTTTTTGATGATCTTATGGGAGAAGCAGTAATCCCTCGTAAGAATTTTATTAAAACACACGCAAAAGATGCAGTATATACAATATGAGGTAATATTATGAAAGAATATAAAGTTTATATGTATGAAAATAATATTAATCATAAAAAATATATAGGACAAACTTGTGTATCTTTAAGTTGTAGAGCTGGTATTAATGGAAAAAGATATAAAAATTCTAGACATTTTTATAATGCTATTGAAAAATATGGGTGGGAAAATTTTACTGCTTCAATTTTAGAAGATAAATTAACTGAAGAACAAGCTGTAATTAGAGAACAATATTATATTAATTTATATAAAACCAAAGATGAAAATTATGGTTATAATATACGAGATGCTGGCTCTAAAGGAGCTTTAAGTTTAGAAACTCGAAAAAAATTATCAGAAGCTCAATCTGGTGAAAAACATCATAATTATAATAAAGGTAAAAGAATTAGATGTGTTAATACAGGAGAAATCTTTGCTAATGCAAATAGAGCTGTTGAATGGTGTGTAGGAGGAGACAGAAATCATATTAGACAAGTTGCAAATCATTCAACCCGATTAAAAACTAATGGTAGGCATCCTATTACTGGAGAGCCTTTAAAATGGGAATTTGTAGACGAGGAGGCTACTTATAATGACTAATGATCTGATAAATGAATTATCTCAGAACTTTATTGAATATGCAGTAGCCGTTAATACAGATAGATCTATCCCTGATGCAAAGAGTGGTCTTAAGCCTGTTGCACGAAGAATCTTATATGGCGCACTTCATAGCGGATATACTAACAATAAAGCTCATGTCAAATGCGCAAAGATTGTTGGTGATGTAATGGGTCAATTCCATCCTCATGGAGATTCCAGTATCTATGGAGCTCTTGTAAGATTAGCTCAGCCTTGGGTTATGCGATATCCATTGATGGATTTTCATGGTAATCTAGGTAATATTGGCGGAGATGGACCTGCCGCATATCGTTACACTGAAGCCCGCCTGTCAAAGTTAGCTGAAGATGGTATGTTAATTGGACTAAAGAAAAATAATGTACCATTTATCCCAAACTATGATGAAACTCTAGAAGAACCTACAACTCTTCCTGCGGCTTTCCCCAATCTTTTATGTAACCCTAATAGCGGCATTGGAGTAGCAATGTCATGTAACTGGGCGCCGCATAACCTTAAAGAAGTTGCTCAAGCTATTTTTGATTACCTTGATGGGAAAGAACCAACTCTTCCTGGTCCAGATTTCCCCACAGGTGGAATTGTTATTAATAAAGATGATATTCCTATTATTATGAAGAGCGGGCACGGGTCTGTTAAAATTCGTGGTAAATATGAAATTAAAAAGCAAGATATTATCTTTTATGAAATTCCCTATGGGACTTCTACAGAAGTATTGATTAAACAAATTGGCGATGCTTGTGATGCAAAAGAAATAGAAGGCATTGATGAAGTCATCAATAGTAGCAGCAAAGGTAAGCTGAATATTGTTATTAGATGTGATTCAGGAATTAATCCTGAAGTAATAGTAAATCAACTCTTTGCAAAGACTGATCTTCAGACCTCTTTTAGTTATAATCAAGTAGCTCTTGTAGATAAGGTTCCAACTGAACTTAATCTAAAACAATGTATTCAAATTTATGTAGCTCATAATATTGAATGTATTTTAAAAGAAACTCAATTTGATTTAGATAAAGCTGTAGATAGATTAGAGATTGTAAATGGTTTACTTAGAGCATTAGAAGATATTGATAATATCATCGCTCTAATTAAAGGATCTGAAAGTGCGGCGGCCGCAAAGATTAAATTGATTGAAAAATATCAATTTACAGATAATCAAGCAAAAGCTATTCTAGCTATGCGACTTTCTTCTCTTGCCAAGTTAGAAAAAGTTGAACTTGAAAAAGAGGCTACTGATCTTTTAAATACCATTAAAAATCTTCAATGGATTTTGGCTTCTCGTGAAAAGCAAGAAGAAATTCTTAAAGACCGTCTTAGTTCTATTGTTAAAAAGTATGGAGACAATAGAAGAACAGAATTAGCTCAAATTAATATTTCAACAAAAGAAAAAGAAATTGCTGAAGTAGTTCCTGAAGATGTTGTGGTGGTTATGACAAAAGCAGGGAATGTTAAGAGAATAGCGCGGGCCAGCTTTAAGTCACAAAATAGAGCTGGGAAAGGTGTAAAAACTACGGATAATGCTATTCTTTCTTTAATTAGTACAAATACTATTGATACTCTTATGATATTTACTAATAAAGGTAAATTATATAGAATGTTAGTAGAAAAAATTCCTGAAGGTAATAATACTTCTGGCGGAGTTCCTATTTCTTCTCTTTGTAAGTTTGAGCCTGATGAAAAAGTTTGTGCTGTATCTTCATTATATAGAGATACTAATGCAGAATATGTTATTTTCTTTACGAAGAATGGCTTAGTTAAAAAGACTAAAATTAAAGAATATATGGATACTAAGAAAACCACTGGTATTCAAGCAATTAAATTCAAAGATGCTAATGATGAAATTGTTAGTGTTACTTTTGTAAAAGATGAAGATTTAGTTGTAGTTACTAAACAAGGTTTAGCAATTCATTTTATGTCTACAGAAATTACTCCTGTAGGAAGAGTTGCTTCAGGAGTTAGAGCTATTAAACTAGTAGATAATGACTATGTAATTGCGGGGCTTCCTATAGGCAAGAAACAATATCTAGCAGTTTTTTCAGAAAAGGGTCTAGGTAAAATGACTGATATCAAGGAGTTCCCCGTCCAAGCAAGGGGCGGCCACGGCATCTATACATATAAACCATGCGCTGCAACTGGAGAATTAGCATCAGCTATCCTAGTAAATCCCACAGATACTATTTTGTTAACAGGAATTCCTAGTTCAATTTGTATTTCAGCGTCTGATATTCCTATTGGTGGACGTATCACTTTAGGCAATATTATGATTAAAAATAGTAAAATTACTGAAGCTACTAAACTTTAAAGTAAGAGAATATTTTATTCTCTTACTTTACTAAAAAGGTGATAAATATGTTTCATAACTTTAATATTGATATAATGCGAAATTTAGTTGAAAAACTTAATTATTATACAAAATTATATGATGAAGGGAATCCCGCAATTTCAGATAAAGAATGGGATTATATGTATTTTCAACTTCTAGAACTTGAAAAAAAATCTGGAGTTATTTTATCTAATTCTCCGACTATTAAAATTAATTATGCTGTAAAAAATTCTCTTGAAAAAGTAGAGCATAATCATCCAATGCTTTCACTTCAAAAAACCAAAAATGAAGAAGAAATAGTAAATTTTCTTCAGGGACATGACGCTATCGCTATGGCTAAAATGGATGGTTTAACATGTTCTCTTTTATATAAAGATGGTAAATTAGTTAGCGCAGAGACTCGTGGGAATGGTATTATTGGAGAAGATATTACTCATAATATTAATTTTGTGCAAGGAGTCCCCCTTATTATTCCTTGTTTAGCAGAAGAATTTATAGTAGATGGGGAAGTCATTTGTACTTACGATGATTTTGAACCTTTCTCAACTGAATATGCAAATCCAAGAAATTTTGCTTCAGGGTCTATTCGCCTACTCGATGCAAAAGAAAGTGCCAATAGACATTTAACTTTTGTTGCTTGGGATATTATCAAAGGAAGTTCATATAATAAATTAAGTAGTAAATTAATTAGTCTTAATGAATTAGGATTTATTTCTGTCCCTAATGTCTCATTAATAGAAGATATAATAGATATAAAGCATATCCAGCATGTTATTTATCTTATAAAAGACATGGCTAAAGAGCTTAAATATCCAATTGATGGATTAGTTTTTAAGTATGATAATTGTGAATACTATCAATCTCTTGGTAGAACAGATCATCATTTCCGTGGTGGTATAGCATTTAAGTTTTATGATGAAACATATGAATCTACACTTAAAGAAATTGAATGGTCTATGGGGCGTACTGGTCAGTTAACACCAGTAGCAAAATTTGATGATATTGATTTTGGTGATTCAATAGTTAATAGGGCGTCACTCCATAATTTAAATATTATGAAACAAGTGCTTGGTTCTTTCCCATATAAAGGAGAAAAAATTTGGGTTGCAAAAATGAATATGATTATTCCACAAATTATGCAGGCGGAACAAAGAAATTCTTCTGAAGATATTCATTTTGAATTGCCAACAGTTTGTCCTATTTGTGGAGAGCCAACAGTAGTAAAAGATGATTTTCTTTATTGTTCTAATCCTGATTGTGATGGTAAATTAATTAATAAATTCGACCATTTTTGTGGTAAAAAAGGAATGGATATAAAAGGTCTCTCTAAAGCCACTTTAGAAAAATTAGTTGATTGGAATTGGGTACAAAACTTTAATAGTATTTATGATCTGTATCTTCATCGTGATGAATGGATTAAGAAGCCTGGATTTGGCGCGGCTTCAGTAGATAAAATTTTAGCGGCAATAGAGAAAAGTAGATATACAGAACTATGGCGAGTGATTGCGGCGGCAGGTATTCCAGAGATTGGTGTAACAGCATCTAAGACTATTGCTAATCATTATAAAACATGGCAGGCATTTAAATCAGCTGTTCTTGAAGGTAAAGATTTTAGTCATCTTCCTGATTTTGGTTATATTATGAATAATAATATCCATAATTATGATTTTGAGGTTATGGATGATGTAGCTGCAAGAATGGTTTTTCAAGAAGACCCTAATGAAAATAAAACACAGATTTTTACAGGTAAGCAATTTTGTATTACTGGTAAAATATATAAGTGGAATAATAGGGATAGTCTTAAACAATGGATTGAGAATCATGGCGGAAAAGTAACTGGTTCAGTTACAAGCAAAACTGACTATCTTATTAATAATGACACTGAATCTACTACTGCAAAAAATCTAACTGCTAAAAAATTGAATATTCCAATTCTTTCAGAAACAGATTTTCTTGCTTTGGTCGACGACCTACTTGCACTTTAAAAAATATTGTGATATAATATATTTGTAAGATGAAAAAAAGAGATATACAAATCATCGGACAAAAAATTATTAATGCAGAGCGGGAAATCGCCTTGGGCAAAAGTGTTCAATCTAATGAAGAGAAAATTCAATCATATATGGAATGTCTATCACCCAGGGATTTAGTTATGGTAACATTGTATGTAGAAAATTTTTTAGGAAGCATTGACAATAAGAAAAATTTTTGATATAATAATAACATAATAAAGGGTGATTGATTTCTCGCCCAATATTAAAACTAATTATTAAATATTTATTTTAAGGAGAACAAATTATTATGGCTATGAAGCAGGCTACAAAGGATATTTTCAATTACATTAAGGCTCATGACGGCGAGGATTTCACTGCAAAGGATATCGCAGAAGCACTTGATATGAATGTTAAATCAGTCAATGGTTCTGTCACCTCTTTCCAGCGCAAGGGTTATACCGAACGTGTTGAGGCTGAGATGGAACTCGCTGATGGTACTCATGAAAAGGTTAAGCTTATTAAGCTGACTGCTGATGGACGTGCTTTCGATCCAGATGCAGAAGTTGAGGAATAATATATAGTTTTTAAATAGGGTTGGGTGTATAACCCAGCCCATTTTTTGTATATATGGATATAATTTTACTTATACTAGTTGTAGTTTTTGCGGGATTAACCATATATGCATTTGCAACCCGCAAGAAAATTAATTTAGAAATACAACAGCAAAACACCCAATTAACAGTAGAAAATGAAAAATTAAAAACTATTAATTCAGGTTTATACGTAACCAATACTGGATTATATCAAGAGAAAGAAGATTTACATGATAGCATCCAGGCTTTAAAAACATGTAAACAACAACTAGATCAAGATATTTCTGATGGAAATAAACAATTAAGTCAATTAAATCAAGATATTCAAATTACTAAAACTACAGCTTCTGTGGAAGCTGCAACACAACAAGAAATAACAAAGCGTGCTTTTGAAACGTATTGTGATCAATTAGATAAAGAATATAATAAAATTGATGAACAATATTCTAAAAAACTAGCTACTATTAACCATGAGTTAGAATGGAAACAAAAACAGCTAGATGAAATTGCAGCAACAAGGGCGGCCGCGCATCAAGCTTTATTAAAAGAACAAGAAGTTCGAGATAATAAAGATAATTATAGATTACTTCCTTCAAGACAAGATCTTGAAGATGTCAAAGCTCTTGAAAGAGTCAAACTTACTCTTCATAAGCCTAGAATTTTATCAATGTTAATTTGGCAAACCTATTGGCAGCCTTTAGCAAAGACTAAATTCCCCATTATTTTACAAAATAAAACTCAATGTGGAATTTATAAGATTACTAATCTACAAACAACTGAATGTTATATAGGTCAAAGCGTTGATATTTATAAGCGTTGGAATGAACATTGTAAATGTGGATTAGGAATAGATACGCCCCCAGGAAACAAACTTTATTTAGCTATGCAAGAATGGGGCCTAGAGAACTTTACTTTTGAACTTCTTATTGCTTGCTCAAAAGAAGAACTAAATAGTAAAGAAAAATATTTTATTGAATTATACCAAGCAAAGGAGTATGGATATAATGGAACCGCAGGCAATAATTAAACATATTCCTCATAAATATCCTGTTGTATGTTTGTGCGGCAGCACTAAATTTAAAGATGACTTTGTATATTGGAGTAAATGGTTTACTCTTGAAGGTTGTATTGTTGTTATGCCTATGATTTTTGGTCATGCAGGTGATCAAATTACTGATATACAAAAACAAGAATTAGATAACTTGCATAAAGCAAAAATTAAAATGGCAGATATGGTTTTTATTATTAATAAGAATAATTATATTGGACAATCTACTCAATCAGAAATTACTTATGCAGAATCATTAAATAAAAAAATTCTTTATTTAGAAGATTTTAAGGAGTTTAAAGTATGAATATATACCTTGCAGGACCAATTTTCTTCTATGGAGATTATCTAAGAAATATTGAATGGGCTACAAAAATTCGTAAAGCTTTTCCAGATGTAAATCTTTATAGCCCAGTAGAAAACACTGAAATAAATGGTGTAGAAGGAAAAAAGAAATTTGCGGGTTCACAAGAAATCGCTAATGGAGATAATGTCCGCTTAGATAATACTGATATTCTTGTAGCATGTATTGATGGAGACGTTCTTCCTTCTGGGACATGCGCAGAAATAGGTAAGTTTCATGAAAAGATTATGCGTGGCGACAATAAATTAATTATAGGTATTTGCACTGATACTCGTCAATGCTTTAATACTCATAGTGAAGCTAAAGATTGGGGCGGGGCTGCTTCCCTTGGTGAGCAGCAATATTCATATCAAAACCTTTATGTTACTGGTTTGATTAAGCAAGCTGGAATTCTGGTTGATAATATTGACGCTGTTATTCATGAAATTTATATGTGGAGGAAACGCAATGATTTATAAAACAAATGATACTCCTCCTATCGGGAAGTTACTTCTTTTTAGTCTACAGATTCTATTAAGTGTTTTTACAGCAACTGCATTAATTGCACAGATTTGTGGAGTCGAATTATCTGGTGCTTTTGTAGGCGCCGGTATGGCTACAATCATTTATAGCCTCTTCACAAGATTCAAATCTCCTATGTTTATTTCTAACAGCGGGGCTTTTGTTGCTCCTGTTCTGGCCGCACTCGCCGCAGGAGGATATACAGCAGTAGCAATTGGTGGAGCGGTTGCTTGTTTAACATACATTATTTTTGGTATTATTTTTCATTACATCTCTATTGATAATTTGTATAAAGTAATGCCAAAAGTTCTAATAGGTTCTATCACAATTGTTATTGGTATTAATCTTATGGGGTTCATTCCTGGATATATTGGTGACACAGGAAATCTTGGTATTATGATTGCTTTAATTACAGTATTAGCAATTGCATTATCAAGTCATTATCTCAAAGGCGCCTTATCCATGTTTCCTTTCTTGATTGGTACATTAGTAGGATACTTAGTCGCTATTCCATTCGGGCTAGTTGATTTCACTAAATTTAATAATATTCATTTAGTTGCTCTTCCAAAACTAGCTTTTACTTCTTGGGCTCCTATCGACAATTCGATTATCCCTATTATTGTTGTATATATAGCTTTTACAATTAGCGCTATTTGTGAATGTTTAAGTGATCACGCCGCCCTTGGAGGCATTATTGGAACAGACCTTTATAAAACTCCTGGTTTAAGCCGAATCTTCATTGGTGAAGGCATGGCAAATCTGGCTACCTCTTGTTTAGGTGGCTTAGGAGCTTGTTCATATGGCGAAGGAGTTGCCGCAGTAGGATTTAGTAAATGTGCATCTGTAAAAACTACAGTTGTAGCTGCATTAATGATGATTAGTCTTGGTTTCTTAGAACCTGTTCAAGCATTTATTGCATCAATTCCTAGCTGTGTAATTGGCGGCGGTACTGCTTGTGTTTTATATGGTTTTATTAGTTCAAGTGGTATCAAATTGCTTAAAGATGTTGATTTAAATAACTCTAAGAATTTAATCTTGGTATCTGTTATTCTTGCTGTTGGAATTAGCGGTATAGTAATTGGAAACGATGTTTTTAGTCTTTCTGGTACTGCTTTAGCTCTTATTATTGGTATCATATTAAATTTAGTATTACAGGAGAAAGCAGAATGAAAAGAATTATCGGATTAATACTTCTTTTAATGATATTAATTAGTCCGCTGACAATTGCAGAAGCAACAAATGTAGATGCGATTCAACCAAGCGGAAATGTATATATTATTGGTGTAACAGATCATGATGTTCCAATTATTGGAACCTTACCAAAATATGATGCAGGCCCAAATACATATGTTATTCTAAATGGTAAAGAACATATTGATTATCAACGATATAATCCTGTTACCGATAATGTGGTTACAACAGAAGAAACAAATGATAGTAATGATGATGATGTTGTTACATTACCAACAGAAAAAGAACAGTCAATAGAATATCAAACTACTTATGACAATATTAATGAAGAAATTTTCGCATTAATTAATCAAGTGCGTCAGAAAAATAATCTTCCTGTTTTAACTTATAATAAAAATTTACAAGCGGCCGCAGATCTTCGAGCAAAAGAAAGTTCAATTCAATTTTCTCATACTCGACCAGATGGTTCCTCTTGTCACAGCGTAATTACAGATGATTATTTTGTTGTTGGCGAAAACTTATTAAAAGCTGATCCTGAGCTATCAACCGCCGCGATGATGGTTGATACTTGGATGAACTCCAAGAGCCATAGAGATAATATTCTTCTTCAGCACTTTACTGAAACAGCTATTGGAGTTTATGTAGCAGATGATAATGTGACATACGTAGCGCAATTATTTAAAGGGTAATTATTGACAATTCTTTTATTTTATGATATAATTTATATATAAAATAAAAGAAAGGCTTAAAAGTAATGACTACTAAAGAAAATTTTATTGCTGAAATCGAAAAACTGCTAGAAACAAATACTATTAATGAAGATGCTATGAATTATTTTACTGAATTTAAAAATGGAACTGTGAAAAATTCAAGTGTCATTACAGAAAAAGGCGCGGCCGTCCTTGAGTATCTCCAGGGCCAGGAAGATGGATATATTTTCTCAGCTAAAATGTTGGCTGAAGCCCTGGATATGAATACTCGTTCTATTTCAGGTACAATGCGTAAGCTTGCTACTGATGGTTATGTAGAAAAGATGTCAACGCTTTCCCCCATTACTTATCAGATAACTGAATTGGGAAAAGCATTTAAACTTGACGAATATAAAAATAAATGATATAATATTTATATAAACTAATGAATTACTAAGGAGAACTAATATGGCAAGAACTAATAAGAATACTGAACAGATTGCAGGTCGTATTTATACTCATGATCTTTCTATTCGTAAGGTAGAAAGAAAAGATAGCGAAAATTATGGTAAAGAGTTCATTAATGGTACACTTGATGTTGCTACTGATGATGCTGGAATGAATGTAATTCAGGTTCATTATACTTATGTAACTCCGACTACAAAGGCTGGTAAAGGCAATCCTTCTTATAATGCTCTGAAACAGATTATTGAAAATGGTAAGACTATTATGAATGATGGTCTTGATCAGGCCACTTGTGTGCGTCTGACCCCAAGTATTGCTCTAAATGATTTCTACCCCCAGGGTGGAGATGAACTCGTATCTACTCCTCGTCATGAAGGTGGATTTGTAACAATTCTTAGAAGCCCCGCAGAGCTTCCTGCTGAAGGACAGGAAAGAAATAAGTTTGAATGTGATGTTCTTATTACTAACGTGGAACATGTTGAAAAGAATGAAGAGCGTGGAATTGAAGAAGATTATGTAAAGCTTAAAGGTTGTGTATTCAATTTCCGCAATGATATTCTTCCTATGACTTTTGTTGTTCGTCATCCTGGCGCAATGAACTACTTTGAAAGTGCAGGGATTGATCCTAGTAATCCTATGTACACTGGGATTCGTGGCTATATCGAAAACAGAGTTGTTAAGGTTGAAAAGGAAGTGGAATCTGCGTTTGGTGAGGCTGCTGTTGATGTAGTAGAGCGCAGAGTGCGTAATTGGGTTGTAAATCACGCAAATAAGATTCCTTATGATTTTGGTGCAGAAGATATTCTGACTCCTGCTGATATTGCAAAAGCTATGGAGAATCGTAATGTTATGCTGGCCGAAGTTAAGCAGCGTAGTGTTGAATATTATCAACATCAGGGCAATGCGGCAGCTGCTCCAGCTCCTGGTCCCACCGCAGTTCCAGGAATTCCCGCTGGCGGGTTTAAGTTCTAAGTTAGGTTAAATACCTAACTTAGTTCTACCTAAAGGAGAGTAAAATATGGCTAATATTGACATTTTTGCTGTTCAACCGCACCAGGTGAGCAGAGATTTACGTGGTTATTCCGTGTTCCTGTACGGAGGGTAAACTATAATCTGCCCCTTCTATAAGTAATTATAGTCGAACATCATACTAAAAAACAGAAAAGCTAAGTCATTTGATATGCTAATCTGAACGGAAGTTATAGTTTAAAAACTATAACACGTGCAACGCATAGATTTTGAAACTAAAAATTTAAAAGGAGTGTGTTTGCAGACATGAACACCCAAGATATTATTTATGCGTATGTAATAGAATTAAAATCTATTGCTGAAATTTCTAGAATTAGTAATTTATCTACTTATAAAGTAAAAAAAATATTAACTGATAATAGTATCCCTATTCGTTCTAGAAAAGGGCAAAATGCTTTAACTAATAAAGCTCGTACAAAACACGTAAATCATGAATATTTTGATAATATTGATTCTTGTCAAAAAGCTTGGTTACTTGGTTTTCTTGCTTCAGACGGTTGGATAGAAAAGGAACGAAATAGAATTAATATTGAGTTATCTATTGTAGATAAAGAAATTCTTGAAAAAATTAAAAATGAATTAGATATTGAAAGTGAAATTATGGTTCGTGAAACTGGAAATGGATTTACAATATGTAGACTTTCATGGACCAGCCAACAGCAAAAAAAACAGCTTGTTAAATTTGGTATTGTTCATCGCAAAACTTATGAAGAAATGCATCTTCCTAAATTTAATGATCCTGATTTAACTTATGCTTTTATTTTAGGATTTTTTGATGGAGATGGTTCTGTCTCAATTAGTGCAAATGAATATATCAGATTTAGATTAGTCGCTCATCGTTCTGAATTACTTGAAGATATTAAAAAATTTCTTAAAGTAGGAAATATTTCTAAAGATAATAGAGGATTATATGAGTTGGCTATTTCTACTAAAAATGCCATTCCACTTTTTAATAAACTTTATTCATTAGATTGCTTTTCATTACAACGTAAACGCAATAAATTTTTAGAATATAATAAATCCACGAGAGTATGAAATCCTTTCACTAGGATTAAAAAATATGCTGAACTTATAGGAAACTATAAGAACTATTAGATAAAAAACTAATAGGATAACAAATTGGGAAAACAGGAAAAACAACAATTGCCGCAAAATTCCCTAAAGCTCTACTCCTTGCGTTTGAAAAAGGTTATGCTGCAATTCCTGGCGTTATGGCGTTGCCCATTAACTCATGGTCTGATTTTAAGCGTGTTCTTCGTCAGCTGAAAGAGCCACAGGCTCAGGAAATGTATGAAACAATTATTATTGATACTGCTGATATTGCTTATGACCTATGTACTAAGTATATTTGTGCGAATAATAATGCTGATTCAGTTAGCGATATTCCTTATGGCAAGGGGTATGGCATGATTGAAAAAGAGTTTGATGAAGCTCTTCGTGCTATTGTTCAGCTTAATTTTGGTCTTGTAATTATCTCTCACGATACAGATAAGGTATTTACAGATGAATCAAAACAGCAATATAATAAAATCGTCCCAACCCTTGATAAAAGAGCTAACAATATCTGCGCTCGTCTATGCGACATTATCGGATACTCAAGGTCAGTGGAAGATGAATCTGGAGCACTCGTCACCAAGTTGTTTATGCGAGGAACTCCTCGTTACGAAGCAGGGTCCCGCTTTAAATACACCCCAGACGTAATTGATTTTACTTATCAGAATCTTGTTAATGCTATTGCTGATGCTATTGACAAGCAAATGGCAGAAGAAGGTCAGGAGTTATTTACTGACAAGAGAGAAAATACTCATGAAGTAGCTCCTACAAAAGATTTTGATACTCTTATGGCAGAATTTAATAATATTATTGAAAATATTGTTAAGTCTGCTTCAGATGAAGAAATGGCATCATATTGGAGTCCACGAATCCAGCAGGTAACAGATAGATATCTTGGAAAAGGAAATAAAGTCGGTAATATGAGTCGTGAACAGACTGAAGCTTTGTCTCTGATTATTGACGATCTTAAAGATATTCCTAATCCAACTTAATATAAAATATATAATTACTAAATTGTCAAGAGTGATAAAAAAACTCTTGACAATTTTCTTTTATTTTGGTATAATATTATATATAGTAGGTGATAATAATGCCAAAAGCAATTGTAAAATGTAAATTTTGTGGTGAATCATTTGATAGAAATGATCCTAAAATTGAGTTCGTAAAAATTAAAAATAGATATGCTCATAAGAAATGTTATGAAGCACAAGATGCGGCAGATCTTCAAGAGCAAGAAGACTGGAACAATTTAATTGAATATGTTAGTGCATTATTAGGGGAAGATTTTAATTTTGTAAAAACCCAAAAACTATTAGAAAAGTATAAAACAGAATATAAATTTTCTTATAGTGGTATGCTCAAAGCTTTAAAATGGTTTTATGAAATTAAACATGGTTCAAAAGAAAATGCACATGGAGCAGTTGGTATATTACCTTATATTTATGAAGATGCTTATAAATATTATTTTGAAATATATCAAAAACAACAAAAAAATGCGGCGGCCGCCCCTTATCAAATCACAGTCCAGACCGTTTCGATCCCATCACCTAGGGTTTATGTAGCTCCGCCACATCTCTTTAATTTAGAGGAGGATTAAAATGGGTCGATATGTTGATATTGGAAGTATAGTCCAAGTTATTGGAGGAGTCTATTTAAATCCGAACCTACTCGATAATGAAAACTATCATTTTACCGAAGATGATTTTACGGAACCATTTCATAAAATTATTTTTGGTTCTATATATAATTTGCATGCTTTAGGGGCCGCCGCAATTGATACTTCTACTATTGAAGATTATCTTGAACAACGCCCAACTAAATTAGCAACTTACAAAGCAAATAATGGAGCAGAATATTTAGAAAAACTTAAAGCATCAACTCAACTTGCTGCTTTTGATTATTATTATAAACGCATGAAAAAAATGACTTTGTTTAGAATGTATAAAGAGCAAGTTGGATTAGATCTTTCATGGTTATATGATATAGATAATTTATTTGACCAAAAGAAAAAACAAGCTCAAGAAGATTGGTTAGATAATACTCCTATTGAAAAGATTGCAGATCAAATTGATGCTAAGATTGAACAAATTAAAGCTAAATATATTGATAATGCTGATACTTCTTTTGCTCAGGCAGGAGAAGGAGTTGATGAATTAATTGATAGGTTAATGACAGTTCCTGAATTAGGAATTCCTATGTTCGGAGATATTACTAATACAATTACTCGTGGCGCGCGTCTTGGTAAATTGTATCTTAGATCTGCAGCAACAGGCGTCGGTAAAACTAGAGCTATGATTGCAGACGCATGTACTTTTGCTTGTATAGAATTATATAAGCGTGGCGAATGGGTAGAAAATAAAAGTGCTGAACCTACAATCTATATTTCAACAGAGCAACAGCTAGATGAAATTCAAACCATGATGCTGGCTTTTATTGCAGACGTTCCAGAGGATCATATCTTATATAATAATTATATGGGAAATGAATTAGAAAGAGTAAGACATGCGGCGGCGGTCCTTTCTAACTCACCACTCCAGGTTAAACGGCTACCAGATTTTAGTCTTCAAGATATTGAAAACACAATTAAATTTGGTGTTCGTGAATTTAATGCTAGATATATTTGTCATGATTATGTCCATACTAGTATGAAAATTCTCTCTGAAGTAAGTGGCAAATCTAGAGTAGAAGGATTAAAAGAGTATAATATTCTCTTTATGATTGCCGTTAGATTAAAAGACCTCGCAGTTGAATATGGAGTATTTATTGAAACTGCAACCCAGCTTAATGCAGAATATAGAACTGCTCAAGTATATGATCAGAACCTTTTACGTGGAGCTAAATCTATTGCAGATAAAATTGATTTAGGTATGATTATGCTTGATGCTAGCCAAGAAGATAGAGAAGCTCTACAGCCGCTTGTTGATCAGCAAGGATTCCCGCCTCCTGACACTAAAATTTCTGTATATAAAAATAGACGTGGTCGTTATAAAGATGTATTACTTTGGTGTGTTTCTAATAAAGCCACTTGTAAAATTGAACCAAAATTTGTAACAGATTATCAATATGAATTAATTGATGTTCCAGCTCTTAATATTCAAGTAATACCAAGAGAAGAAAATGCTTTTTAATTAATTATTATAAAGGAGATTACTCAAAATGATTGAAAAAGAAACAATGATTGAAAAAGAAAAAAGTTATTTTTATTGTGTAATGAAGGCATATATTGAATTACAAAAAACTTATGTAGATTTAGAAAAAGCATTATATAGTTGGTCTGAGGGAGTAGGAAAAACTCAAGATAATTTAGATTATATTGAAGAGTTTATTATAAATCATGGGCCTATAGATATTTTAACTGATGCAGAATATATTTATGATTATATCAATGATTGTGTCCAAGGGAAGTGTGATTTTAATTTAAATGATTATGAACATATAGCCATGATGCCAGATCCTGAAGCTTATGAAGAATATTTACATAGCGATGAAGTTCAATGAAATTTGATAAAGATGAAATAAAAAATAGTTTAACTATTACACAAATGGAAGACCTTCTTACTGAGTTAGGTGGGGAACCTCGTCGTTATAAAGATACTTTAATTTGTAAAACTATTTGTCATGGCGGAGATAGTCATAAATTATATTACTATTTTAACACAGGATTATTTAAATGTTATACTAACTGTGGGGATGATGCTTTTGATATTTTTGAATTAATTATTAAAATCAAAGCATTACAAAATGAAGAATGGTCACTATATAATGCAATGACCTTTGTCACGGATTTCTTCTCATTAAATTTTGAAAACGATTTTTTAGAAGGGCAAACATCTCTTCAAGATTGGGAATATTTTAATAAAAAATCAAAAGAGAAGTTATCATACGGATATGAAAACTCAGACGGACTCCCCATTTTTGATGATAAGATTTTACTACATTTCCCGCGCCCGCGCATCATTCCTTGGGAGAAAGAGGGTATATCAAAAAGTGTTTGCGATGAACGAGGCATCTGCTATGATCCCATTTGTGATGGAATTATTATTCCTCACTTTGATATTATGGGACATTTGGTCGGAATAAGAGAACGTACATTAATTAAAGAATATGAAGCGACAGGTAAATATAGACCAGCTGTTATAAATAAACGTATGTATAATCACCCATTAAGTTTAAATCTATATAATATAAATAATGCAGCTGGGCCTATAAAGGCTATTAAAAAAGCTATAGTATTTGAATCAGAAAAAAGCTGTCTTAAATTTGCAACATATTTTGGATCTGAGAATGATATTAGTGTAGCATGTTGTGGTAGTAATATTAGTTCTTATCAAGTTAATTTACTCCTTTCTCTTGGTATTCAAGAATTAATTATTGCTTTAGATCGACAATATCAAATATTAACTGATCAAGAGCATAAAGATTGGGCGGCTAAAATGTATAATCTATATAATAAATATGGTAAATATATTCAGCTTTCATATATTTTTGATAAAGGGTATACTTTAAAATATAAAAATTCTCCCATAGACCAAGGAAAAGATACTTTTTTAGAATTGTTTAATAAAAGGATATTTATTTAATATGACTTGTCATCTTGACAAGTCATTTTTTTTATGTTATACTATTATTAGAAATAATATTAGAAAGAATGATACAATGAAGTATAGTTTAATTAAACCTATTAATCCAAATTATAATGCAATAGAACAAATCTTAACGAATCGTGGAATTAAACAAGAAGATATTGAACATTATTTAAATACAACTAACGCAGATATTAATTCTTATGAAGGTTTTGGTAAAAAAGTATTACATGATGCGGCGGCCACCCTTATCACTACAATCAATCTAGGTATTGATGCAATCTTAATTGTAGATTCAGATTGTGATGGCTTTACGTCTGCCGCATTAATATATAACTATCTCTATGAGATGTTCCCAGACTGGACCGCCGCACATCTATCATATCGTATTCATGATGGAAAACAGCATGGTTTAAACGATCATATTCAAAGTATTTTACGCTCATTAAATGGAGAGCATAAATTAATTATTATTCCTGATGCAGGTTCTAATGATATTCAAGAATGTCAAGCTTTATGGAATGAAGAGTGTTTAGTTATTATCTTAGATCATCATATTTGCGATATTAATAACCCCTATGCTTTTGTTATTAATAATCAAATTTCTGATTATCCAAATAAAGAATTATCTGGAGTTGGAGTAACTTGGCAATTTTGTAGATACTTAGATGACTTATTGGGAACAACTACTGCAAATAAATATTTAGATCTTGTAGCACTTGGGAATTGCGCGGATATGATGAGTATGCTATCTTTTGAAACAAAGCATCTTATTCAAATTGGCTTAAAAGAAGATAATTTACGTAATCCATTTATTACATATATGATTGAAAAAAATAGATACTCAATAGGAGATAAAGTGACTCCAATTGGTGTAGCTTTTTATGTAGCTCCTTTTGTAAATGCTATTGTACGTAGTGGTACTAATGATGAAAAAGAATTAATTTTTAAATCTATGCTGTTACAGTTTGCTTTTGAAAAAGTGCCTTCAACTAAGCGTGGACATGCGGCCGGCGCAATGGAATCAATAGTAGAACAAGCTATTAGAGTTGCAACTAATGTTAAAGCTCGTCAAACAAAAGCTCAAGATAATAGCATGGATTTATTAGAGCGAAAGATTGAAAATGAGAATCTTTTAGATCATAAAGTGATTCTTTTTCTTTTGGAACCAGGCCAAATTGATAAAAATATTGCTGGCCTTTGTGCAAATAAAATTATGGCTAAATATCAACGTCCATGTTGTATTTTAACAAAAGTAGAAGAAGTTTATGAATCTGACCCTACTACTTATGGAGATTGTATTAAATTAGATCCACCTTTTGATCCACCTTATTCGGTTAAATTTATTTCATATCAAGGAAGTGCGCGGGGCTGTGATACGGTTGGCATTACAGAATTTAAAGATATCTGTGAAGCTACCCAATGTATTCGGTATGCAACTGGTCGAATTGGTGGCCAGTAAACCTTTTTCCGTTTATCAGCGGGGTAAATTAAAAATTTCATGGCCATTTTTGGACATGAATAAATAATTTGCTAACGAGGAATCCTAAGTATATTTGAGAGAAAATGTATATGGAAATCTCGTGGGAAGATTTAACGTTTTCTCCTATTTTTTAATAAGGAGAACAAATATGAAAAAAAGTATTTATAAAATTACTAATACTATTAATGGTAAATGTTATATAGGACAAACGATTGATCCAAAAAGGCGTTTTCAAGAACATAAAGCTAAAGGATATGGTACAGATGAGAATAAAATACTGTATTATGCTTTTGATAAATATGGAATTGAAAACTTTACTTTTGAAGTAATTGAATCTGATATAGAAAATTATAATGAAAGAGAAAAATACTGGATTCGTTATTATGATAGTTTTGAAAATGGATATAATATGACTCCTGGAGGAGAAAATCCTCCTTTACATATTGGAGAAAATAGTCCATTTGTAACTCATTCTCAAGATGTAATAAATGAAGTATTTGATTTAATTTTAAATACAGATATGCCTTTGAAAGAAATAGCAGAAAGAACTGGATATGATTATTCGAGTATAAAACGTATTCAAAGTGGTAAACTTTGGCACAGAGATAAATATACTTATCCATTAAGAAAAGAAACAAGCAGAGCTTTTCAAAGAGATAGAGCTGATATGATTATTGATGATTTACTTAATTCAAATTTATCTCAATATGCTATTGCTAAAAAATATGAATGTGCTAGAAGTACAGTAACTGCTATTAATCTTGGTCAAAATAATAAACGAAAAAATTTAGATTATCCATTGAGAAAACGTTAAATAACCTGTATCGACTATTCCAAGTGAGATTGGAAGTACAGCTATTATTGATACATAGTTGGAAATGGGGTTCTCTAGGTTAATTTAATAATTAATCTAGAGTAAGAAATAGTCAGGCCTACCTGAAAAGGATAGGGGCTCTCGCACCAGGGAGCATTTGGTTTAGGTATTGATGAAGATAAAATCCCAGAGTTTATTCAAAAGACAGATGAACTTTTAAAAGATATGCCTAATGAAGCTATTTATCATGTTGATTATATTTGGGAAGAAAAAGATGTGCGGCCGCAGGCTATTTTGGACATCGCAAACCTAGACTCTTTATGGGGAAAAGATTTGCCTGAAGCTTTAATTGCAATTCAAAATCTTAAAGTCACTCCTGAAATGGTGACTATTTATGATAAAAAAGGTTATACTATTAAAATTACTTTGCCTGATGGAATTGCATTGATGTTATTTAGGGCCACTGAATTAGATTGTGCTAAATTACAATATAATAATACAGGTTACATTGAATTAAATATTGTTGCTAAATGTAATCAAAATGAATGGATGGGAAATATTACGCCACAATTATTCATTGAAGATTATGAAGTCGTAGATAGTAAGAAATACTTTTTTTGAAAGATGTGCAATGAAAAAGCTGAGCGCCGCGCACACGACCGAAACTTTGAAGCAAAAAGTGGTCTAGGATTTTTTTAAACCGAAATTGACAAAATAAGAAAAATATGGTATTATATACACATAAGAAATAATAAAAGGATGTGTATATATGGTTCTAACTCCTAAACAGGAGCAAGGATTAAAAATTGCAGTTGCTAGATATAGAGCGGGTGAAAAGCATACTACTATTAGTGGTTATGCAGGCAGCGGTAAATCTACTTTAGTACGATTCATTATTGAAGCTCTAGATGTAGCACCAGATCGAGTTTGTTTTGCTACATTTACAGGTAAAGCCGCAGAAGTATTACGTAAAAAAGGTAATGATAATGTAAGTACATTACATAGATTACTTTATGAAAGTTTCCCAAAACCAGGTGGGGGATTTATAAATAGACCTAAACCTAGTATTCCATATGATATAGTTATTGTTGATGAAGTTAGTATGGCACCTAAAAAATTAATGGACTTACTTTTTAAACATCAAGTATATATAATTTGTTTAGGCGATCCATTTCAGCTTCCACCAATAGATAAAGATCAAGACAATCATCTTCTTGACAATCCACATATCTTTCTTGATGAAATTATGCGGCAAGCGCAAGAGTCAGAAATTATTAGATTAACTATGGATATCCGTGCTATGAAGCCTATCCAAGTTCAAGATGGAAAAGAGATCAAAGTATTACCTAATATTTATCTTAGCGAGGATAGCGTTCTTACTTGGGCAGATCAAGTCTTATGTGCTAAAAACGTAACTAGAAATACTTTAAATACGCGGATGCGCGCTCTCGCTGGCCATGAGGGGCCGCCGCAAGATGGAGATAAAGTAATCGCAGTAAGAAATTATTGGGAAGATCTAAATATGAACGGTGATCCTCTTATTAACGGTTCTATTGGATATTTAAAAAATTCATTTAAAACTTTTAGAAATATTCCATATTGGCTTTATACTACGGTTAAACGTTTTGATATTCTGCAAGCTGAAGTAGTAACGGAGGATAGTGAGTATCCTGCTGTTGAAATAGATTATCAATATTTAACTGAAGGTAAACCATGTTGTGACTGGCGCGACTCATATAAAATTGGTAAAGCTAGACACCGTATTGGAGATATTATACCTCGTGAATTTGAATATGGCTATGCTATTACTTGTCATAAGGCTCAAGGTAGTGAATGGGATAAGATTCTAGTTATTGAAGAAAATTTCCCTTGGAACAAAGAAGAGCATGCACGTTGGTTATATACTGCAGCAACAAGAGCTAGTGAAAAGTTGGTGATTATACAACAGTGAAAAAAATTCATTATAAACAATCGCAACCTATTATTAATATAAATGAAAAAGTAAAAATTAAACGTAGACAAGAAATTGATGAAATTTATGCAGAGCTTTCAAAAACTACAGATCAAGAAGGAGAATGGATTTATAATCAATTAAAGTTATTTTATGATCCAGAAAAAACTATAGAATTATTTTATACAATTTTTGAACAAAATTTATCTATAATTTTAACAAAAATAAAAGAAATTTTTTCTTCTTATTCTAATACAGAGCCTATTGAATTACAAGATATTTTATTTCAAAAAGATGGCACAACATTTGAAGATCGTATAAAAAATTGGTTTATTATCTATGATGATCCAAAACAAATACAAAGTTTATTTAATAGATTGTTAGTCATATTAGATACAGAAAAATATAATATGATCCCTGCGACTATCAAGAAAAAAACAAATGTTGAATACGTTGAAATTTTTAAATCATCGGGTGCTAGATGTGATACAGGAATATGTTATGATTATGCCGATGGAGAAGTACACTTAGCAGAAGGCTTTGAAGATCCACCATATCATTCTCATTGCGAATGTGAAGCTGCTTATTATGAAGCAAATGACTTAGATCCAGAGAGTCCAACTATTTAAATAATAAAAGGTAAAATTATAATGAAGATGATTTTTAAACAGCAGATTTCAGAAGAAGAATATTTACATACTAAATTAGCATATGAAAAAGAATGTATGATTATTTGTTCTAATCGTACTTATATGGAAAAACGTCCTTATGATTTGATTGATGCTGAATTTTTTATTGGTGAAGATGCTTATTGGGAATTTCGTAATAATATTGAAAAATATTATGGACGCATTTATTATTTTCGTAATGATATAATAGAAGAAGATTTTAAAGTATCAATTAGCGATAAGGAATTTATCCTTAAGGTATAAAAATGTCTAAAAGAACAGGAATTATAGTTTGCGGTTATCCGTGTATTGGAAAAAGTTCTGTAGCTGAAAAATCTCAGCTTTGTATAGACTTAGACAGTTCTTGTTTTACTAAAAATAATCCCTGCTGGTTTATGGATTATTGTGATACTGCAATTTCTTTAGCAAGACAGAGAAGAATCGTTTTTGTTTCAACTCATAGTGATGTTATAAATTATTTTGAACAAAATACATTAGAAGATGTCTATGTTTGTATTTTTATACCTCAATTAAAATGGTGGGATCTTTGGAAGGGTAGAGCTCAATTAAGATTTAACCAAAATCAAACTAAAAAGAATTCTGCAGCTCTAGAAAGAATTCGTAATTATTTTGAAAATGATATTAAAAAAATCTTAACTAGTAATTTACCTATAATTATGCCAGCAACTCTTTCATATAATTTAGCAGATTATATAGAATTAATTTATAAAGAAGTTTGTCAATAAAACTTGACAAACTTCTTTTTTTATGATATAATATATATAGAAAAAATATCGAAGTGAGGTATGAAAGTGTCAGACCGTTTTGAGGTACATAGTCATAGTCATTTCAGTAATATTAGATTACTCGATTGTATTAATAAACCCAAAGATTTAATTGAAAGAGCACTAGAGCTTGGATTAAAAGGATTAACTATAACTGATCACGAATGTTTGTCAAGTCATGTTATTTTTAATAAACTTCAGAAAGAGCATCCTGATTTTAAAATTGGATTAGGAAATGAAATTTATTTAGTAGATGAACGTAAACCAAGTCAGCCTTATTATCATTTTATTCTTATTGCAAAAGATAAAATAGGTCATAGGCAACTTTCTGAATTAAGTTCAATAGCATGGATGCAAAGTTATCATGATCGTGGTATGGAAAGAGTCCCAACTCTTAAAAGTGAATTAGAAAAAGTTGTGCGGGCGCAGCCAGGACATTTAATTGCAACATCGGCTTGTCTTGGCGGGGAGCTATCATCTGCTGTGAATAACATGGTGTTAGCCAGGCAAACAGGTGATGAAAATGGCGCAATGACTGCATATCTTCAAATTGAAAATTTTATCAATTTTGTTAAACCATTATTTGGTGATGATTTTTATATTGAGTGTGCGCCAGGTGCTAGTGCTGAACAGATTAGAGTTAATTTAAAACTTAAAGATATAGCCGCCGCATATGGAATTAAAATGATAATAGGTACAGATGCTCACTATCTCAAAAGAGAAGATAGATATGTTCATAAAGCATATTTGAATTCTAAAGGCGGCGATCGTGAAGTTGATTCATTCTATGAATATGCATATCTTCAATCTGAAGAAGATATTTTAAATAATCTTCGTCCATCTATTGCATCTGAATATGAACAGATGTGTAAAAACAGTATGGAGATTTTTGATAAAATTGAAGTATATGATTTAGCACATCATCAAGTAATTCCATCTGTTGAAGTTAAAGATTATCTCAAGTGGGAAGACCAATCATTAACTCAATATCCTATTTTATCTAGTATGAAAATTTCTGATGATAAATATGAAAGATATTGGGTTAATGAATGTTTAATTAAATTAAAAAATTTAAATAAAGATAACAACACATATCTTTCCCGTCTTGAAGAAGAAGCAGATATTAAGAAAACAATTAGTGAAAAACTTGAAACTAATATGTTTAAATATCCTATAACTCTTCAACATTATATTGATATGATGTGGGATTGCGGGAGTTTGGTCGGTGCCGGCCGTGGGTCTAGTTGTAGTGGACTCAATCATTATCTACTTGGGATTACACAACTTGATCCAATTCAATGGAGTCTTCCATTCTGGAGATATTTAAATCGCGATAGGGTAGAGCTTGGCGATATTGATATAGATCTTTGTCCATCAAAGAAATCTACAATTATCCGTAAAATTAAAGAAGAGCGTGGCAAAGATTTTAATCCAGAAATTGATGAATTAAGTCGTAATAATCTTGGTTGTGTTTTGGTAGCAACATTCGGAACAGAAACAACTAAATCAACAATTCTTACAGCTTGCCGTGGTTATAGATCTGAAGAGTACCCAGATGGAATTGATAGTGATACAGCACAGTATTTATCATCTCTAGTTCCACAAGAAAGAGGATTTCTATGGCCATTAAAAGATGTAGTCCAGGGTAATTCTGAAAAGGGCCGCCGCAAGGTTGATTTATTTATTAATGAGATTTCAAATTATCCAGGTCTTTTGGAAATTATGCAGGGTATCGAAAATCTTATTAATAAACGTAGCTCTCATGCTTCTGGAATTATTATGAATGATCAAGATCCGTATGAATTTGGATCTTATATGAGAACGCCGAAAGGTGAAATTATCACAGCATATGATCTGCATGATGCAGAATATTTAGGTTATGTAAAATATGACTTTCTAGTAACAGAAGTTCAAGATAAATTAGCACAAGCAATTAAATTCCTTCAAGAGAATAATAAGATTGAATCTGATTTAAGTTTAAGAGAAGTTTATAATAAATACCTTCATCCTAATGTTATTCCTCTTGATCGAGATGATGTATGGAAAAATATTCAAACTGGTAAAATTCTTAATGTATTTCAGTTTGATTCAGATGTGGGGGCGCAAGCCGCAAAGAAGATTAAGCCGCAGAATATTCTAGAGCTTACGGACGCAAATGGACTAATGCGTTTGATGACAAGTGAACAAGGCGAAGAAACTCCAATGGAAAAGTATATCAGGTTTAAGAATAATATTAAACTTTGGTATAATGAAATGGCGGGCGCAGGTTTAACCGATCGGGAAGTCCAGGTTCTTGAGCCGTACTTTAAATCATCATATGGAGTGCCGCCAAGCCAGGAACAATTGATGCAAATGTTAATGGATGAAAATATTTGTGGGTTTACGCTGGCCGAAGCAAATGCCGCGCGAAAAGTAGTTGGTAAGAAACAAATGGATAAAATTCCAGCTTTAAGAGAAAAAGTTTTAACTCAAGCAAAATCTCCAGCGTTAGGTCAATATGTATGGAAGTCTGGAATTGGTCCACAAATGGGTTATAGTTTTTCAGTCATCCACGCTCTAGCATATTCATTTATTGGATATCAAACTGCATATATAGCAACAAATTGGAATCCAATTTATTGGAATACAGCATGTCTGATTGTAAATAGCGGAAGTCTGGAGAATGATGATAATGAATATCTTGAAGATGATGATGGAGATATCATTGGAGTTCAAAAGAAAGAAGCTAGTACAGATTATAGTAAATTAGCAAAAGCATTGGGTGAAATTATTGCATCAGGTATTAAAGTTTCACTCGTTGATATAAATAAATCTTCATATGGTTTTGAACCTGATGAAGAAAATAATCAAATTCTTTTTGGTATGAAAGCTTTAACAGGAGTTGGAGCGCCAATTATAGAAAAAATTATTGCAAATAGACCATATTATTCATTTAAAGATTTTATGCGTAAATGTCCATTAACAAAAACAGCGATGATTAGTTTGATTAAAGCGGGGGCGTTTGACACGCTGAATAAGGCGGCTGCCGCAGAACTTAAATGTGAACCAAGATATTTTACAATGATTCAATATCTTTTGATTGCAAGTGAACCAAAATCAAAACTTAACCTTCAAAATGTTAATGGATTAATTGAACGTAATCTTTTCCCAGCAGAATTAGATTTTGAAAAGAAAATTTTTAAATTTAATAAATTCTGTAAAAAAGATAAGGTTGAAGAGTATTATAGAATTGATGAAATTATGTATGAATTTCTAGAACGTGAAGTGCCTGATCTTTTAGATATCGTACAAATTAGTCATGGTCAGTATTTTATTAAGCAAACTGTTTGGGATAAAGTTTATAAACAAAAGATTGATAAAGTACGAACTTATCTTCAAAAGCATCAGCAAGAAATGTTAGATGCATATAACCAGCAATTGTTTATGGAATGTTGGAATAAATATGCGCAAGGTACAATCTCTGCATGGGAAATGGAAGCATTATGTTTTTATTATCATGAACATGAGCTTACGCATGTAAATGAACAAAAATATGGTATTATTGATTTTAATACATTATCTTCTGAACCAAGTGTTAATTATTTCTTTAAACGAAATAATAAACAAATTCCAATCTTTAATCTGTTTAGAATTGCAGGCACTGTAATTAGTAAAAATGATAGTCGTCATAGTATTTCATTATTAACTCAAACAGGAGTTGTTAATGTCAAATTTACAAAAGAGTTCTATGCATTGTATGGTAGACAGATTAGTGAACCACAGCCTGATGGAACTAAAAAGGTTAAAGAAAAAGGCTGGTTTGTACGAGGCACAAAACTTATGGTAACAGGGTTTAGAAGAGATGATATGTTCGTAGCAAAACGTTATAATAATACACCTGGACATACATTATATAAAATAACAGATGTTCATGGGCAAAATATTGAGATTACATCAAAAAGGTATGGACAAACTGATGAATAAAAAATATATTGTAGCATTATTTGGGGCGGCGGGAGCTGGTAAAGATACAATTCAAAAGGAGATTGTAAAACAATCTCCTTATCTTTGCCATGAAATTATTTCTTCAACTACGCGGCCGCCGCGTGAGTATGAACAAAACTGGGTTGATTATCATTTTATTTCAGATGAAGAATCTCAAAAATATCTAGATAATGGAGATTATCTGGAGTATGCAGAATTTAGAGGCTGGCGCTATGGTACTCTAAAAAATTCAATTCGATCTGATAAAATTAATATAGGAGTATTTAATATTGCAGGCGTAAAACAACTTTTAAATTTACCTTGGGATGAATACACAATTATTCCTATTTATATAACATGCTCAGATAAAACAAGATTATTGAGACAGCTTAACCGTGAAGTAGAACCTGACTGCGAAGAAATTTGTCGCAGATTTAAAACTGATAAAGAAGATTTTACACGTAAGAATATTAATTTTCATCATTTTATAATTGAAAATGAACATAATGAAATCTCTGCAATTGTACAAAATGATATTCTTCCTTTGTTATATGAAACTATTCTTATAGAAATCATTCAACATAAATCTATTCATTCTACTGATAATGTTACTATTTCTTTACACTATTAAAAATGTCATCATTCGGGCAGAATGATATAATCTTGTTAAAATGATTTTAATATATAGTAAATAGGGAGGAAAGAATATGATAACTTTATATTCAACGCATTGTCCTAAATGTGCAGTACTAGAAAAAAAATTAGAACAAGCAAATATTGCTTTTACTGTTAATGATGATCTTGATTTAATGAAATCTAAAGGAATTAAATCAGCTCCTACTATTGAAAAAGATGGAGAACTCCTTGACTTCTCTAAAGCAATTGCTTGGCTCAGATCTTTATAATTGAGAGGTATTCAATTTGGAAATAAATGTTCGATTAGGTAAAAATTTTACTACTCAATATAATAAATTACAAGGAGAGTTTGGAACTGAACTCGCGCAAATTAATGGTTTTGCAGATGAACAACTCTCTTATACAGATTTTATTTCAAATTTTATTGATGAATCTACAGTAGCAGATTCTTCTATTGATGGAAATAGTAATGTAGGCAGAAAAGATATAGTAACACTTTTATCTGAAATGCCAAAACCCCATAGAAAAGTGCTTGCATTTAATAAAATTTATTATGAGATGCAAAAGAGGTTTGGATTTAAAGCTGCGAATGAATGGCTGAGAATGGAATGGATTGGGCAGCTTTATATGCATGACTCAGATACTTCTACTTTTAAACATTATTGCTTTGCATATGATCTTAAAGATTTAGCAGAAAAAGGGTTGTATTTCATTGGCGGTACTTTTAACCCACAGCCCGCACAGCATCTTACTACTTTTGTAGATTTTGTTAAAGAGTTCATTGGCTTTGCTAGTAATAGATCTTCTGGCGCAGTTGGTCTGCCAAATCTAATTCCATATATGTATTATTTCTGGCACAAAGATGTTGAATCAGATTATCTCGGAATTAGAATGAGTCATAGTGAAGAAAAATATGCTCGACAGAATTTCCAGAGATTTATATACGCAGTAAACCAGCCCTATGTACGTGATGGGCAACAATCAGCATTTACTAATACTTCTGTATTTGACCATCCTTATTATGAAGCATTATTTGGCGGCAGCGAATTTCCTGATGGTAGTTTTATGATTGATGCAGAAGATGAAGTCATTGAATTTCAAAAGTGGTACTTAGAAGAGATGGCTGCAACTCGTAATGATAATATGTTCACATTCCCAGTTTCTACAATTTCATTACTTAGAAAAAATGGCAAATTTGAAGATGAAGGATTTGCTCATTGGGCTATAGAACATAATATACAATGGAGCGATAGTAACCTTTTTATTGATGACTCAGTCAATAGTCTATCAAATTGTTGTAGATTAAAGAGTGACATTAGAGATTTAGGTTATTTCAATTCAATAGGTGGAACAGCTCTTAAAGTTGGTTCTGTTAAAGTTAATACTATTAATCTAGCTCGTTGCGCACTTGATTCAAAAGATGAAGAAGAGTTTATCGAGAATCTGCGCGGGCGCACCCTTGTCGCACTCAGAGCTCTAGATTGCGTTAGACATATCATTCAACGGAATGTTGAAAAAGGATTACTTCCTAATTTCTCATATGGATTAGTTGATTTTGAACATTTATATAATACGATTGGTTTTATTGGCGTATATGAAACTATGAAACGTTTTGGCTATATTAATCAAGATCAATTTGGTAATACTTTTTATGATGATCGTGCAGCCGCACTAGGAGAAAAGATTTTTAAAACTATGCGGGAAGTTGCAGATCAATTCATTATTGATATGGGCGCAGATTATAAAATTAATACAGAACAAATTCCAGGTGAAAGTGCTGCAGACAAACTAATGCGTAAAGATAAATTCTTTTATCCTGATGCTGATATTTATGACCTGCCGCTATATGGTAATCAGTTTATGCCACTTGGAATTAAAACAACTCTGCAAGAAAGAGTAAGAGTTCAAGCATTATTTGATGGCTATTGCAATGGTGGCTCAATTCTTCACGCTAACATTGATTCTCCTTTTGATAGTTATGAAAAAGCTAGAAAAATGGTTGAATATATTGCTGATCAAGGTGTAACCTACTTTGCTTTTAATACCAAGATTCAAGCTTGTGAAGATAATCATGCATTTTATGGAAGAACTTGCCCTGTATGTGGAAAACCAGTTGAAACTGAATATACAAGAATAGTTGGATTTTATACTCCAATTCAGACCTGGTCTAAAAATAGAAAGAGCGAATATAAACTTAGAAGATGGGAAGCTATCAATCAAACAAGTGAGGCATTATGATACTCAAAGGACTAATTGATGAAGATTTTGTAAATTATAAAAAACCTTCAATGGTTCTAGAATTTCCATATTGTACTTTTAAATGTGATAAAGAGTGCGGGCGCCAGGTTTGTCAAAATTCAGACCTAGCCTCCGCCCCCAATATAGATATAAATGATGTAACATTAATTGAAAGATATCTTGCTAATCCTATTACTGAAGCTATTGTTATGCAAGGATTAGAACCATTTGATAGTATGCTCACTGTAGTAAATTTTATTTATATGTTACGTCATTTGTATGATTGCCATGATGATATTGTAATTTATACTGGATATACAAAAGAAGAATTAAGTAAAGCTCCTGCAATGGGTGTCTTTATTAAAATGGATATCTTGACAAAACTTAAAAATTATGATAATATAATTATAAAATATGGGAGATTTATTCCTGATTGTGAATCACATTATGATAAAGTATTAGGAGTAAATTTAGCTTCTCCTAATCAATATGCTGAAAGGATTAGCTAATGGAAATTCAAGGTAATAGTTTATATGAAGTAAATAAACAGCTTAGCAGTCAAGAGAAAATATTAAGTCAAAATCAAATTAAAAAAAGAATTGATGAAATTCGTCTATGGTTTAGAGATAGTATTGATACATATGCCATGCTACTTTGCCATGAACGAAGAGATTATACTATTTTTCGTGTAATTGAATCTCCTGCGGAAGCTGCTAATATACTGCTAGAGTGTTTAGAAAATAGAGGTCAGGTGGTTTCAATTGACAAAGATAAAGCAAATACTGCGTGGGAAATTTGGCTCCGTTGCGGAGATCCTACCAGTGAAAGTCAAGAAGATTATTGTTACTATTTATTTTGTTATGATGCTGCGGTTATTGAGGTTTAAAAAATGAAAGAATTAGTTTTAGATGTTAGACCATTAAGCTTTAATTATCCTGCTTTAGTTTATAATTCTACAACAGGGTGCACTGAATATACAGGTCCTCTTTCTACTGATAGCAGTAAAATTGCTAACTTTATTTTAGAACAAAATATTGATCATGTAGTTATTTATGGTAATCAAAAATATACTCAAAAGACTAAAGAGCGTTTAGAACAAGAATTAAAAATTCAATTTAATAATTATAGTGTAGTGTCCCCAATAGAAGTTGAGTTAAAAGGAGTTATTAAATGAAATATCTTTGCGAAGTAACTGAAAAATATAGAATTGATAGTGAAAATGAAGCTAAAGCATTTATTGAAGAACAAAAGAAAGAAAATAGATATGCTTTAAAGAAATACTCTAGTGAACTTAAAGAAAGAAAAGCTAAGGGCGAAATTGTTGATTCTTGGTATCAAGTAGTTCTTGTTAAATCTTTTAATGATCCAAAAGAACCTGTAGAAGAAATCGAGGTTACTTATGCTTAATATTGAAGTTAAATGTGCGGCAGCCGGTGTGAAAATTCCAACTAGAGGTAGTGTTGACGCGGCCGGCTGGGATCTTTATACAACCCATGGCGGAATTATTGAACCTGGTGAAACAGTGCCTTTCCATACAGGCCTAGAAATGGCAATCCCACATGGCTGGTGTGGCATGATTTATGCAAGATCTGGCCTTGGTATTAAGAAAGGGCTGGCTCCCGCAAATAAAGTCGGTGTTATTGATGCTGATTATCGTGGAGAAATCATTGTAGCTCTTCATAATCATGGAACAGAACCCCATTATATTAATGCTGGAGATAGAATTGCACAAATGATTTTTGCCCCTGTTCCTGAAGTAGAATGGCTTGAAGTAGATAACCTTTCTGACACTGAAAGGGGCGAAGGGGGGTTTGGTTCAAGTGGAACAAACTAATACTACCACGAATACATACCCTTCTAATACAACTACTGCGAATATTTATTCAAACTATTGTTGTCATAGACTTCCTTGTGGAATGTGTTCAATAACTCGTAGCACTTGCTTAAAACCAACAACACAATATTCTTTTGATAAAGCTGTTTATTGTGGTGGAACAATTTCTAATATAACTTTAACAAATGACTGCACTTAATATGCAGTCATTTTTTTTATATAAACTTGACAATAATAAAAAAATATGATAACTTATAATTAGAATAGAGAATAACTAATTATATTTAAAAAAGAAGGATTTATATGAGTCAAACAATTCTCGCATTAGATATTTCAACTACTTCAACAGGTTATGCAATTTTCCAAAATAAAAAATTAATAGCATATGGAGTAATTGCTCCAACAAGTAAAAATGTAATTACTCGGATTGAAAAAATTGCAGATGAAGTTAATTTACTTATGTTAGAATATCAACCAGATATAATTTATGCAGAAGAGCCAGAACCTGCTTTTGTTAAAAATAACATTGATGTTTACCGTAAGTTAACTTTTGCTCACGGAGCTATAGCTATTGTATTAAATCATTATTCAAAAGAAATGAAGTTATGCAGTTCTAGTCATTGGCGCAAACAAGTGGGAATTAAAACAGGACGTGGAGTTGCGCGGGCGCAGCTAAAACCGCTCGATATAGCTAAAGCTAATGAATTATTTAATCTAAATACTAAAAATGATGATTTAGCTGATGCCGTTTTAATAGGCCAGGCTTATATTAATGAATTTGATAAAGATGAATTTAATTGGGAATAAAAAAATAAGGTACTCTAAACATATTAGAGTACCTTATTTTTTTATCTGTACATAAAAGAACTTCTAGTTTTTACTTCAAACATTTCTTTATGTTTTGATTGTTCTTCTACAATAACAGACATATCATAATCAGAAGCTTTTTTATTAAGATAATATTGCTGTGCAGTTTTTAATTCATCAGAAACATCTTCAACAAGTTCTTGAATTTTACTAGCTGCTGCAATTTCTCCAAGATTAATTAATTCTTTATACATTTTTTCATAGAGTGTTTTAGTTTCAGTTTCCCAATCAACCCATCGTTCTAAACTAGATTTAATACTACCTTATATATGGATTAGGATTATACATTTTTATCTTCTCCTTTAAACATAACAAAAAAAAATGCCTTCTCTCAAATGAGAGAAGGCATAAAAAAATAACCCCTCCTTATGGAAAGAAGGGGTTATATACTAAGCTATTACTAGCTATTATTCAATTAAAAATTGTCTTTTATTCTTCTCTCCATAAGATTGTAAAAATCACTTGCAATTAATTTAATATCTCTGCCCAGTGATCTCAAAAAATTCTTCCGCTGTGATTCCAAGGCGCTTGCCAACAACCGCACGCACTTTTTCAATAGACCAAAGACCTGCGTCATAATAGCCTTTAATCTTCATAAAATTTTGACTATGCATTTATATTTACCTCCTAATTAAAGTTCAATATCGCTCATAATAGCGAGGAACTCAATATTAGCAGTATTTTCTTTTACTTGACCTTCAAGACCAGGCTTAACCATATGAATATAAACAATATCAGCAGTTAAATCCTGAGGAACCATTTCGGTCTGAGCTGGAACTTCTTCGCCAGTCTCTGAATCATGATGAGCTGGAACAATAATTACTTCTTCATATTCTGTAAAATATATTTGATCATATCTAATTTCCATATGATCTAATTTAGAATAACCTTCAATAACTTGAGTGGTGGTATCTCCATCCACAACTTTAATAGTTTCAGTATTAGCAGAATTTTTTAATACGTCAGTAAGACTATTTAAATTTACATCTTGCGCTAATAACTGAATATCAATACCATTCCCAAGAGTATTAATTCCAGAACCTGGCACTAATGCATATTCATTAGATCCAAAACGAATATTCATATTAATCTCCTTTTAAATCATACATTTTTTAAATGAATTTATTATAGTGTCTCGATCAGATTTTGCATAAATTTTAGTTATATTTATATTTTCATGACCAAGATAATCTTGTATTTGCTTAAACTAGAGCATTATTTTTTTTTTAGTTTTTCAAGTGTAAGGCTGTATTTAGCACTTGGATATACTAATCTTTTTTACCACTCACGCAAATATCACCTTTATAAAAAATACAAATAAAATCATATCATATTTTTTATAAAAAAGCAATTAAATTTATTAACCTAATTTATTATCATTAATTAATTAAGTCTCAACTGGTTCACAGGATATTTCTAGGCCTCTGGCGGCAACGATAATTGCGCTATTGTTCGGATCGCCTGTTGCGTCTTTATGCAAATCCGTTACTCTGACTGATGTACTGTATTTTGAGGGTAACAGCACCGACAAGCTCTCCGGTTGTATATATGTTTCGTTGGGAGTTAAAGCGCTGTAGCCTGAAGTGCCTAATCTCAAAGTGTAATCCTGCATACTCACGCTTGAAATGGATCTCACAAACGGGACAGGTACAGTAAAATTCATGATCACGCGCTTTGCAGAGCCTGTGATAATCCCTGAGCCAAATATGGCGGTAGTGTTACTCGTTTTGTAATAATAGCCGAGGCATTTTTGCAATTCGGTCTGATAGTCCGGAAGCTCATTCAGCACCCATATGTCACCTTCCTTATGTGCGAGGGTCGATGTATCTCCAACTTCCAATTTGATTGCTATGATATAATCACTTGGTGTTACAAACAATCCAACAAGTTCATGCGGTAGCACTGTCAACCCGTAAGAATATACAAGCTTTGTGTAATCTACGCTACTTGCTGTAAAACGATAACCATCTTCAAAAACATGTGTAATAGAGCTCAAGCCAGCATTTTTCCACAAAACTGAGAAGGTAAGCGTTTTACCGATCAACTGTGGCTGTATGTCGTTTGCCTGACGGATGAACAGATTTGTGCTTGCAGTTAATCCATTGGCATTAACCAAAATATTTCCTGCCGCTACTGTACTCCTGTACCACCTGTCAATTCCGTACCCCTTCGTGCTATAACTTGTCTGTCCTCTCTGGTTAATTGGGAATACGCCATTTCCGCTCTGTGAGCCACCGCCAACAAAATACCAGTTATCCAGCAGATTTGGTCGAATAATATTATCATTTAATGAACTAAGAGCTGACGCCACGGTTTGTGCGCTACCATTAATTGTAGGCGTACTAGTGCCAGTTAGACCAATTACATTTTTCATGTAATTATTAATAACAGAAGTGGGATAAAATGTACTATTACTCCCTGTTGCATTATAACTGGGTTGAACAGACCCTCCAATATAATTTCCAAAAGTTTTTGTAACTCTGTTTCTAAATCTATTAAATTTTGTCCAAGCAGTAGCATTAGTATCTCCTGAAGCAACAATAACATCTGTTGCGGTTGTTAACTCTGCCGCGGTACTTGAAGAAACTGTAGGACTAGTAGTTGCACTTGTTATATCTACATTAACATCATCAGCTCCTAAAGGAACTGCCGTTCCCCAACTAGAACCGTCATAAGTAGAAACACTTTTTATTTTTGACATATTATATCTCCTTTTAACTCTCTAAAATAAACCATGCTGATCCTTCAGAAAATCCATAATATTCATATTCTGGATTTAATAAATCTTGATAATCATCTGTATTTAAATCTGGCTGGGTGTTATCAGTAGCATCCGTAGCTGCAACTATACTTTTTCTTAGTTTTACTTGTAAAGTATCTGCCGCCACTTGAGATTGATAATCAACATCATTTACTGTTTGTGAAATATTATCTAATTTAACTTTTAATTCATGAATATCTTCATCTAATTGATCAATTGCATCATTAGCATTATCTAATCGTTGGTCAATGTCTTCAATTGAAGAATCGAAAAGTTGTGATTCTGATTCTAAATTATCTAATAATTCTAATTTTAAAGGAGTATATTCATTGATTCTACTCATAATATTACCCCTCTGTCTTCATCCACACTGAATATTTATTAAATTTTTGATCTGTATCTGTTGGAGGCTCTGTCGCTGAAACAATAATTATTTCTTTTTTTGCGCTTGCTAAATTTTTATTAAACTCATTAATCTTATTATTTGCTTCTTCTACAGCAGATGTATTTAATTCGTCTAATTGTTCTTGCAAATTTGCTAAGCTTCCTGGTGTGGTACTATCTTCACTTTCAATAACATTTAAAGTATTCATTAATTGAGTATATTTAGAATTTACACTCATATCAACAATAGTGCCATCACTAGTTTCTCCACCAGTTAAAACCTTGATATTTAAATCATCAATTCTAGTATTAGTATCATCAATAACTTGAATATCTTCATCTATATTATAAATATTCTCAATAGAATTATTTAATTTTTGAATTATATATATAGCTTCTGGCCATGCACTCATTAATCTAATACCTCCCCAATTGTTATACTGCTTGCATCAGCAGGGATAGTAATAGTCTTACTTCGTAGAACAGTTTCAGTATCTCGTTCTTTTAAAACACTTGTAATTGTTGTCGAACCATTTTGAGCAGTAATAATATTTGTAACAATAGTATAAGTTACTACATTATTTAAATTTTTAAATAATTCTGTAATAGTTGTAGAACCATCTAAATTTTCTACAATAGTAGAAGTATGATTCCCACCAATTTTTAACTCTTCTTCATTGTCTAGCCCACTTACCATATCTACGAAAATGCCATCAGTGCCAAAAGGAACCAAAGCATCAAAAACACCTTGGTTATTTTTTTGTCGTAATCCTTTTATCCGATCCGCCATAGCATTTTACACTCCTTATATATCCAATACAACATAATCAATGATAACACTGGCAGGCGCCCCTTCTGGAAAAGAGATTGTATCAACTGCAATCTTTTCATCAAATTCATATCGACCAGTTGATCCTATTAAAATTCTAATATTTTTATTAATTGTAACTTCAAATCTCCATCCATAAGTCATAAGATCTTTTTCATCAATAGAAATACCTAGTTTTAAATCAGGCGGCCGCCCTGCCCCTGCTTCATTGCCAGTGCTAAAAGTAATTGACTCTTTATTTGTTAAAGGCCCTTTAATTTGACCTATAGCTCCTTGTACTAAATTACTAATAATCATATAATAGCACCCTTTCTACAATAGAAAGAAAAAACGCTATAAATAATTATAGCGTTTTGTCCTTCATTATCATGCCGTAATTACAAACCAAAGTCCTTTTTCATTTAACTGATCTACATCTAATGAATCAGGTTTATTAATATTATTTGCTAAAGGACGTGCTAATAAAACACTATATTCAGGTTTTACTGCAGTCGCCGCCAAATCTTGTACTGCATACCAAGTATTTGCTACATAGTCAAATCCATATATTTTATAACCAGTAGCAGTTTCAATAGCTAAATTAGAAGTATCTGCATATTGTGATCCCACAGGTAAAATAATCTCACCATTCTGAATAATTGCATCTTCTGCCGCTACTTTTTTATTAGTAGTGGTATCAATAACAATATCAACATCATGACCAACTGTTACTAACCATCCTGCACGATTTTCACGCCCTCCTACTGGATTGCCATCTGTATCTCTTTCTAACCCACGAGGATATTGTTCATATAGTTCAGCATATGTAGTAAAATTGGTTAAAATATGATTACCTTTAACAACCGCACCAAGATTTATATAAGTTAATCCATTTTCTTGAGTAATTAATTGCTCAGGAAAATCAGTTAAATCTTCCGGGCTTAAATTCCGATAACCAACCAGAACAAGGTCCCCATTTAATTTTATATCAGCAATTTCTGCGACGGGTAAAACTGTTGCAGCCCCACGAATAATCTCGCCATTTTGCTCAAGATAATTAAAATGAGTATAGAATTGTTTGTCTTCACTATTTCTACTAACTTCAGTAATCTTAGTAATATAACCAAGATTCCTTGGACGTTCCTCATTAGTCAACTGTACATATGTATAATCTGCTAATAAGGGATTCTCATTAGCATCAGTCTGAGTATTATCATCTGCTAACTGAGTCCAAATATTCTCTACCTTTTTAATTAAGCCTAAACATATAGGATGATCTTCGCCAGTTAATTGAATATAAACACAATTTTCAGTTAAATCGTTCCCATCAGAATCTTTTTGAGTAGAATCATTATTTTCTTGTACCCAAAGCCTCTGTACATACTTAACTAATCCTAAATCACGAGGCCGTGACTCAGTAGAAAACAATACATATAAATGATGTTTTTGTAATTTACCGCCACCATAAGCTATATCTGTATCATCTGCATTTTCAGTTTGTTGCCATATCCGCTCAATAACTGGATATTTTACAGTGATTGGTTTTCCATGAGTAAAATTCAAAGTAATTTCTTTTGGAAAATTATGCTGATAATTAGGATTATTAACTTCTGGATCTATTTTTTTACTAGTATCTAAATTAGCAATTACTTTATAAGGAGCAATTACTTGCCGCTCTTGAGGCTCTCCTTTTTCAGTTGCATTATAATCTCTAATAGTATATGTTAAATATTGGTTAGAATAATTATCATTTAAAAAAGGATTCTCACGATCATCTGTTTTATCAGAAATAGCTGCATCAAGATAATTACCATTTTCATCATAAACATCTTGATCATAAGATTGAATAATAAAATCATTAACATCTGCTCCATGAATACCAGAAGGAACATCAATATGATAAGATTTATAAAATGGATGATCTTTAGAACCATCAGGACCATCATTTTCTTCAATTAAATTTATATAACTCCATTGATGAGTCTCTGGATCTAAGCTTCCTCGTGAATCATATGGAGAAATAGAGCTAGCATCAAAAGCAAAAACTGTATAAGGAAAATCAAAAGAAAGATATGTGCCTGTGATATTTCCACGACTATCACGAATTACACAATATGCATATTGAATTTTATCATGAAAATGATTAACATCATATCCATCTTCATCTAATCCTGTATTAGGATCAATAGTCCCAGTATGAGTAGAATCATATCCTGGTACTGGTTGAATTGCAAACGTATTTTTTACTTCTTCTGTTTCTGCGGCGGCAGCTGCTTGTTGATATTCATCCCAGGATATCATGTGGATCTCAGGGACGCCCCCTTCAGGTCCCACAATCTGGCCTATATAAATAGCTCCACCACCAGGATTAGTAACATACTCTTCCCAGGCTGCGCTCCACTTTTCATTTAAATTCCCTTTAATGATTGTAGCAACAATATTTCCTTCACCATCATCACTAAGAGTATATTTAAAATCATAAAATTTAGGGACAGCAATTGTGTTAGTAGTTGCATATGTAGATCCATTGTCTAGACTGTTTCTATCATTATCCCAGATCCAATCATACGAAACACCTAGTTCTGCCCCGCGTAATGTAACATTAATTAATCTATTTTTTTCTAAAGTAGTATAAGAAACTTCTTTATTTTCATCGCTAAAGTAAAAAGCATCATTATAATTATAACCTCTGCGATAAATAATACCATTTTCTGGATTATTTTTTTGGTTATTTTGTAAAATAGTATCAATAATGACATATTCATCATAACTAACATCGGTATAATTATCTCCGCCTGAAAAAGCTAGGAACATATCATAGATACTATTATATCTAGCAACTATTGCATAAGAGCGGCCTTGTTTGCCACCATAAAATGATTCATACATAACTTAAAGACCTCCCTTATTCTGTATAAATATAATCTAAAATAAAATTATTGATCTCTCTATTGGGCGCTGCAAACCCAACAGAATTAATTGCAATACCGCTATTAATTTCCATAATACCACTTTTACCTACTCGCATACCTTCTCCATTAATAATAACTAAAGATCCTGGAGTAGTTTGAATACCAATTTTATCACATGTATGAGGTAAAATATTCTTAATAATAGCTGCATCATAATCATAGCCATCGTTACCGGTATCTACCGCAACAATTCGCTTTGATGTAGAATTACTATAATCATATGCAACACGTCTTAACTCAAATACGATTTGTGAAGAAGTAAGATATGGAGTAAAAATTAATTCTACAACTTGTTTATTTGTACGAATTGCACTTGACTGTGTTGTTCTGTCTTGATTGTGTCGAGTAACTAAAGCATCATAATAAGCTTTAGCTCCGGTAGACATAGAAGTTTCTGGATCACGTTCCTCGCACCAGTCTAAAAATTCACCTTCATTATCAACTGAAGAGGCGTCAATGCTTTGATATGGTTCAATAACTAATAACTCTCCTAAAGTTTGATAAGATAAATTATCATCACTGTATAATTTACATTCAATATTTTGATAATGGGGATCATTATCAGATCCTGTCTTAACAACTCCATAATTATCATTAATATTAATACGTTTTATGTTTAATCTTAAATAATAAGTAGTCCCTTGAACAAATTTTCCGTTAATTAAGTTAATAACTAAATCATCAAAATTAGTATTACCTACTGTTGTTTGAGTCGTGCCAAACTTCAAGTCCCTTTTGTCTAAATATGTAGTTTTTCCATTATATAATATTTGACCTATTTTTTTAGCCATATCCTTTTATCTCCTTAAATCTTTTGCAAAGCTTTATTTGCAGTTATACTCATCATCCCATCAATACCTAATGGTAAAGAAATAGTTTGAATCATATAATCTCCATAAATTCCAGAAGCTGGGTCTTGTACATTAATTCTAATATTAGGTTCTAAATAATAAATAGGTAATGCTTGAATTGTAATGCTATTATTCATATTTGTAAATTCATATAATAGCTCACACATTCTTTGATAACAAGAATTTTGAATTCCACCAATACTAAGCATAGAATAAATAGCGTCTGATACCTGTGCATAATCTTGGCCAAGAGAACTACATTCAGTTCTTAAAGCATTCATTTCATCACTAGTACCATTTATATTTATTATAACAACATCAGGGACTGTTTGTTCAAATACACAATTAATTTTGTCATCAGATACAACTTTTCCTCTGCGGCCAATATTAGGAACGCCATACTTTCCAACTTCTGAGCCTATATCAATAATATCTAAGAAAAAATCAATTTTACTAGGATTATCACAATATTCTTTTTTATAAGCATGTTTACCAAAATCCCAATATTTAGGTAATTCCCAAACTAATTCAGTAAAATAATATGGATAATCAGACCCTGTTGAAGATGCTGCTACACCTTGCATATATAATTCTTCACGATAATCTTGAGATGTAAATGTTGTGCTACCAGTACTAGGAGGATTAGTTAACCATACTTTAGCACGTTTAACTCCAAATTCATCCTCATACCATGTAACTGAGTGAGTTTGACCAACTTCTGGAATTTTATCAATAGCTAAATGATACCTAATTGGAACTTCAGAACCATCTATAGACTTTCTAACACCCCATATTATAAAATCATTTTTAACATTACTATATTTAGGAGTATTAGCAAAAGATGAAATTAATTTAGATCCAGCAAAAGTATAAGCAGCTTTGCCGCCAACAAAATCTGCGTCATAATCAATCTTATCTACAGAATTTTCTTTAAAAGCTTGAGTAGTATAAGTAATATTTAAATAATTTTTAATTTCTTGAAAATGAAAATTTCCATTAACATCATAAAAATATTCAAAATTACCTAATATACTAATAATTTTATCTAAAATATTAGTAACTGTACTACCTGCATCTCCAATTAATTCTCCAGGATAAATAAAATCAGTTAAAATAAATCCAGCTTCATCTCCATAATTAATTGTAACTAATTGACTATATGACGTAGGTTTAGTCAAACTATAATAAGATTGAGATTTACCTTTTTCATTGATAACCACATAATAATATAATGGATCTTCGCCCATCCATCTCATTACTTGCTTAATACGTTCATCCACATCTTCTATAATAATACGAGCGGGGTCTTCACCGCCCCAATGCTGGACTACTTCTTGTATAATCTGTCTAATGGTAGGATTATCAACAGTAACTAATCCATTTTCATCTTCTTGCTCACGTGTATGAAATTCTGTGCTTGCGGGAAGCACCCCTCCCGCATCTCCATTTAATAAGCACATTTTATCTTTTAAAGAAACTGAAATACTAACTCCATTTATATTATGAGAAATATTAGGATCAAAAATAACAAAAATTCCTAATTTAAACCAAATAATATCTCCATATTTTTCACGATAATTAATAGTTTGTAAACTAGTAATATTTGTAGTTTGATCATATGTTTGATAAATATAATCAGGCACGCTATTCGTAAAGCCAATTTCTAATTTAATCTTTCGATTAATAGATAAATCATTGTCGATTTGACTTAAATCATTTTCTTTTTCTTCTGCAAACAACGATAAATTTGCAGTCCTACGCAGAGAAGACGTACCACTTAAATTAAGACTACCATTAGTTACTCTTCCTTGAATTTCTTTAATAGGATTTTCATGGTAGTCTAAAATAGTAAAACGAACAAATTGTTCTTTTAATTTTAGACTATCTAATTGATCTAAAAATACTTGATCTTGTAAAAAATCATCCATTTAGCACCGATTCATATTTACCTCTCTGCTGTTGTAGCTCATAATTAACTAATGCCCGCACAGGACAAGCAATTTCCCATACGTATGTAGTTAATATATCATTTGCGTCTACTTTTGTAATACTCTGAGCTTGATTCCATCTTCTATTATAATACATATAATATAAACCATTTTCTGTATAAAAATCGTATGTGACAGGCGTAGCTGGACGTGTTGAACCTTTATTATGATTTCTATTAAAAGTTTGAATTGCTTTTAAAGTATGGTCATCAATAGAATTCCAAGAGTAAATTGGATATAAATATCTTAAATCAATTTGTTTACCGCTAAAACTAGCTGTAACAATATTAACTTCACTAATATTAGGTTCTAATAATAATCTACCTGTTTCATTCAATACAAATTTTGTAGGATTAGTAGATGGCATTACAGAGCTTCTTGCATAAATAACTGTTCCAGGATCTGCTTCAATATCAAGTCTAAGCACTCTATTTAAATTATATTTAACATTATTAGCAAAATCCGTAAATTGATATTTTGTTGCTAATAATTGAATGATATCTTCAGATAAAAGATTAGGCTCAAATACACGATTCAATTGTCCAATTATATTATTATAAGATAATTCTAATGGAACTATAGAAGCTGAGTTAAATTCTTCATTTAATTCAATTGTATAATAAATAGTTGCAGATGTTGCTACTGGAAAAGAAATAGTTGTATTAGATGGTAAAATTAAATTTTCTACATTTAATTCATAAATATTGTTAGGTGGTTGAACTAAAATTTTAGATCCAGAAAAATTAATTATCCATCCTAAAATTATTGTACCTGGGTATTTGATACTAGGGTTTTTCGCATATTTGGTATTTCTCCATGGCATTAAATTCTTTTCATATTTATAAATTAAATACGGTTCACTTTCTAATTCAATTCTAATATATGTTAATCGAAAATCATTAACTAAAATATTATTAATAGGATTTTTAATAATTTTTTCACCATATTGCCATCCATATTTTTTACCAATTCTTTGAACAATATTTTCATTAGCTTTATAAGTGGTATATCGAGGAATTGATACTTCTACTCCAGTATTATCAATACTGCCTTTATCATATCCATCATAATTACTTAACTGCCCTAATAAAGCTTCAGAAAATTCAATAGAACTTTCGTAAGTAGCAATAGGTTGTAAATTATAAGTTTGAAGGTTAGCTAATGTTGGTTCATCAATTTCTACTACTAATGCAGAAAAACTATATAATAATCTGCCTAATTCATTTTTAGGAGACAAGGAAACATTCATAATTTTTACTAGCATATTTCCTTCTTGAAGAGATTTATATAATTTTATTTTATTATCATATAAAAATTCTTGAACCTTTTCACGAAATTCACGTTCATAAGTATAATCATATGATGTTGAAATAGCATCAACAGCTGTTCTAACTGCACGATAACGATTTTGATTATTATGATATAATTCTGCTTCTGTTGTAAACAAATGTTCATCTGTATCCATATACCCAGTAATTAATCCTGTACATTGAAAAGTACGATAATACATATGCCCATTCCTACGAATAAAAGGATATTTAGATCCTATTGTATCTACTTTAGACTCTGATACCGTAACATTAGCTGAAGAAATGTTAAAATCATATTTTAATTTTAGTTGCTGATTATTCTCACCTAAAAGAAAAGCATGCTCAAATTCTGCCATTTCAATAGAAGATATAACAGTTAAAGATCCGCGGCGGCCTGCTATATCACGTATTTGAACTCCATATCTGTACCAAATTCCAGATTCAATTGTAAAATCTTTATAAGTCCAATTCACAGCTTCATTAGTTAAAACTTTTAAAGCTACATCCTCCCAAATAGTAAAATTACTTTCAGAAGAACTCCGCCTTAAAACCAAATTAGTTGAATAAGGAGTTTCACTAGTTACATGTAAAGTTGCATATCCTTCTTCTTCATTCATTTGTAATGTGATGTTACCCACAAAATCATTACTTAAAACAGGATAACAAGTAAAGGCATAATCTGTTGTAGATGTATATCCATTACGAGTTTCTATTGATAACCTTAATACATAATCATTTCCAGCTTGCATTATATAAGGTAAAATGCTATCGAATGTAACAGTATTACTACTATCTACTGGAAGATAATCATAATTAGTATAAGTTTTCCAACCGCTATCTGCTAAAATAGTAGTTTTATTACTATTATAAAGAACAGTTCTCCATGATTTTAGTAATTCATTGCTTTCACCTTGATTATAAGTAATTGTAAAAATAGAATCAACAGTCGTATAAGTCGATAAAGAAGAGCTACCTCCCCCTGCATCTAATCCCATAATAGAATAAGATGGCTTAGAAATAGGCTTAATTAAACACACTGTTGACCATTCAGAAAAGCTAGATAAATTACTATTTAACCAGGTTGTATCTGGCCCCACATCAGTATATATAGAAGAAAATCTAAGTTGAATTTTATAAATTCTATCTACAGTAAAACCATTTTGTAAATCTGTGCTTAATAATTCAACATAATATTTATCTCTTTGTGTAATTTTTTCGTTGTCTATAGAATATGTTTCAAATGCTTTAACTCTTCCTTTATAAGTCTCAATATTTAAAGCATTTTCATTATTATCCTGATAACGAACTGTCATTTGTACAGACGTATTACTATTAGAAGAATAGTCTGATAAGGCAAAATATATTCTAACTGTTGTAGTGTCCGTGTTTGTTTGAATTGCAAAAGCTGGCAATGAATAACTCAATACTGGTGGGTATAATCTTTCTGCCATATTTTTGCCTCCTTTTATCTCTGCGGCGGTTGCTCTGATCCTAGCCAAAGCAACCGCCGCGCATTTTTAATTTTTAGGTGGTTTTCTAGGTAATGCTCTTAACTGTTCCATTAAGTGTTTAACAAAACTATTACCTTTTTCTTCTACATAATGACTATAACGTCTTTCTATACAATCCATGCTATAATCATCAATCCAACCTTTTTGTTCACAAAAATAATGATATTCCCGCGTTATAAAAGCTTTTATATCATCCTTATCTGATTCAACTAATAAATTAATTTTATCTGTTAAATTAGATACTTGAGCTGCAATTCCAACAATCTGCTGCCGCAATTCAGCTCCTTCTTTTTCCCTTTGAATTCTTAATTCTTGGATCTGTTTGTCTCTTTCTTTAGTCTCTTGTGCAATTTGTTTTGCTAATTCATCTGGCTGCATCTCTTTTAAAGTAATTTTTTTGCGTTTATCACGCGCCCAATCTATAAAAGAAGATACACCCTTAAAAGCTACTGCAAGTAAGACTATAAATATGAGGATTTCACTTAACTCATAAGTGGTAAGTAATTCAACCATATTAACCCTCCCATGCAGAATCCTTTACTAATAAGTTTAAAAAGGGAAAGGATTAAATGATTTATTCTTGACCAGCTAATTGATCTAATGTTTTAAAATTAACATTCGTAGCTGTTTGTTGTAATGCTGGATCATCTGTCTGTAATTTAATTTCTTGTTGAGATTCATCTAATTTTCCAGTAATAGGATCTATTCCTACAGTGCCACCGAATGGGATTTCTCTTTCTTCTACAATTTGATGTTCATGCATAAAAACATTTACATTTTTAATATATAATTGTTGAATCTCTTGTTGAGTCATAGTTAAAATCATTTGTATAATTCCAGGACTTAATTGAGCATTATTAATTAAAGCTCGTAATTGCTCATAAAAACTATAAATTTTAAAATCTTGTTCTTGCATTTATTATGCATCCTCCGTTACAACAGGGGCTGTCCCCGACGTGCCGCCCCAAGAATCACTTGTAGACATTACTTTAACACTTCTAGTAGCTAAAGTACCTGAATAAGAAATCCCTACCGTTAAATTTCTAGGAAGTGTAATCGTGCACTTCCCATTAGAAATACTTCCATTTGATATGGATCCTGATACTGAACCACTACAAGAACCAGATTTGCCTCCTATAGTGGCGCTACCATTCACAATAGTTCCATTCGTAAAAGATAAACCCGTAATATCTCCAGATATAGTACCGTCAATATTTCTATCATTAGCTCCAATACTTACTGTAGAAATTTTTAAAGTTAATCCAGTCACCGCAGTCAAGTCATTTAAAGTGACTACTTCTCCACCAAATTGCATTTTACCAGAAGGAATATTAAATACATCGCCAAAGTTAGCTGGGCCAATAGTTCCAGATCCAAATGAACAATTAGTACCAGATAAACTACCATTAAAACTACCAGAACCACCAGAAGTAATATTACTAACATTGATATCACCATTTCCATAAATTCTTAAAGCTTCTCCAATAGAAATGACTGAATTAGTATTACTACCTGCAGCACTACTATCAATATTAACAATTCCTGAACTTAAAGTTGTATCAGTAATATTCCAACCACCAATATTACTACCTGTATCTGTTAACTCAAAAATTTTAATTGGATTTGTCTGTTGAGTATCTGATGGTAAATAGCCTGTCCAAGTAAATTTATTACCAACTTTATTTCTATTACTAATATGCACATCTGAAAAATAAGCTACACCATTATTACTAATTTCCCAAATACGACTATTAGGACTAAAATTGGTGAATTTACTATTAGTTTCTTTTGGACCTAAAATAGCTCCTTCTTTTGAAAGAATTAAATTACTATTCTGCGCTCCAGTAGGTAAGGTAATTTTTTCACTTGTAGATGTAGATGTAGTATAAATGGCTAAAGGCTCTAATCTCCAACCACCTAAATAACCACCATTATC